CCAAATTCGGCCGCACGTAAGCCAAATTCGGCCGCACGTAAGCCAAATTCGGCCGCACGTAAGCCAAATTCGGCCGCACGTAAGCCAAATTCGGCCGCCGTGCAAAAATATAGGTGAAGATATGTTTAAATAGTAAATCGATCGCCGGTTTTAATATTTAATCTGTTTTTTTGCGATAAACTTGTTGTTGAGTTGTAACTGAATGACACATCTTTTCTGCTAATAATTTATGTTCTTCAGCAGTACTTGTTACTGGAAATTTTTCTGATAAGAAAACTTTTCTTATAATTTGTGGTCCAACTGATTTTCCTATTCGACTTTTTATAAAACTAGTCATAAAACAGGAAAAATCACTTTTACTCATTTGTCGAAAATCATGATAACCAACTGCTGTATTAATAGATTTGGTAATAGCATTTTTATTTCCCATGCGATTTGAAATAATGATTAACCAATTTGTTGTATTTACTTCTTCGCACCACTGTTCTAATATTTCAATTAATCTTTCATTTTCAATATCAATTTCTTTATCTCCGTAAAATTTATTATTCTTATATTCTCTTAAAATAAATTTTCTTCTTTCCATATCATAATAATTATTTTTATCTCGTGGTAATTCACCGTCTTCTTTTCTATGAATTAACATATCTGCATAATCACATCGTAAAGGAGGTTGTAAAAGATATAAAGCTAATGCAACATATTTCGTCCACAAAATAACATGTTCTCTTGTTGTAATTTTAGTTGTATCTGCTTCATCCAATTCTTTGTCTATTATATTTAATAAATCTTCTAATTCTTCCATTTTAACCCAATTTTTTTCCTCTCTTTCACTTTTTAGTTGCTTATTTTTCTCATTTTTAATAGAAATAGCAGTTTCAACGAGTAATTTTTTATATTTTTTTCGTATTTCTTCATCATGTCCTTTAAGAAAATTACAGATAGAAGTTAATGTTTTACCTCTTGTACTTTCTTTCATCTTCATTAATTCCGGAACTACTTCTTCATATTTAAGAAAATTCTCTACATTTATTTCCCTTGTTTTCCATATTTTCTCGCTTAAAGTTCCTAATATCGTTTTATAACTTTTAATAGTTACTGGCTTAAGATTACCATTAAATTTAGTTTCCATCTTTAAAATAATTATAGCGTTTTATATAAATTGAATTTTTAATTTATTTAATAAAAAATTCAATTTTAAAAATGACTACATTTGTTGATCTTATTGGTTTTACAATTACAAGTAATATAACAATAACAAAAAACAATAATACGTATTATATACCAGCAGAGAGTCATCTTATGTTAATAAAAGTATATGATAATAAAGGATATATCGATTGTGAAAAAAGTAAAGGATATTTTATTGATGGAACGAAAAAATCAAATGTGGCAGAAGAATGGTTATATAAAAATACAAATGAGATGATCGCGGCGATACCAATTAAATACATACGCCGATATTATTTAACAACATAAACACACAAAAAAAAATAAATTATATACATAAGAAAATCCGCCGCGATTAAACAATTGTGATTTTCTTATTTATTTTTTTAGAATATTCATCAGATAAATCATTTATTCTTATCGTTTGTTCATAAAGATTTTTGATATCGGCCCTATGACTTATAAGGATAATTTTTCTATATACTTGACCGAGTTTATCAAGAATGATGGGAAATAATTTACTTCTTTCCTCATCGGCAGAATCTAAAGCTTCATCAATAAATAAAATATTTTGGTTTATGACTCCGGCCGCTATTGACAATGCATATTTACCCGCTAGAGATAGAATAGTTCTTTCAAATCCGCTACAATTATTATATAAGATCGGCCGCGATATAGAAGAATTACTATTTTCGCCGCTTGTATTATTAATAACCTTGCGGCGAATTTCATATGATATCGCTGGTGTTGTATTCTTAACAGATTTAGATGAATCAGTAAGAGTATCACAAGAGAAAATAATTTCAAATGGGAAAGATATAGCATCTAAAAATTCATTCGCCCATTTATTAAGAGTAGAAATTTTATATTTTAGAATTACTCTTGGAATATTAGAAATGATACTCGCCGCAAGTTTAAATTTATTTATTTTTTCATTAATTGATTTAATTTCAGAACGACATACAAATAATTCTTTTAATAATTCTAATAAATTTTTATGAAGAATTATAATTTGATTTTTTATTTCTTCTGATTTTTTTAATTCATCTTCAGATAATTTGAGAATTCGGCCGCAAGTATCCATTTCACCCTTATTTTTGATTACATCTATAGTTGAATTCTTCCATTCTTTAAGAAGATCAGCATGTTCTTCAATACACGAAAATCTATTTAATTTATCTTTCAATTCGGCCGCAGTAACAACACATCGGCCGCGTTCTTCCAATGCAGTAATAACGGCCGGAATACCATATGGATTACTTTTTATAGTCACATTCATTAAAAATCTATGAATTTTGCTGATTCTATCTTCTAAAGTACATATTTTCTCTGCTACAATTTTGAGTTCATTGCGGCGAGAAATAAGATCATCAATTGCAGAATCACGAATCGCCGGCAGAATTACTTCTTCTAACTCTTTTTCTTTTTCTTTTATTTCAATAATTATCATAATTTGCTCTAAATCTTTAGATTTTTGTGTTAATTGTCGATATTCTTCGGCGATAATTAATTCTTCTCTTGCCGCTTCAATATCACTTTGAATAATATTAATTGGTCTGAAATTCTTAAAACGAATTATATTATTTTTAGATGAATTAGTTTTGACGTTTTCGCCGCCCGACACAGCAGACACTATTTTATTAATCAATGATTTAAAAACTATCTTTTTATCTTTATCATAATCCGGCTGTTTTTCTAAATTCATTACAAGATGCATTAAACTTTCTTCTTCTTTTTTTGCATCTTCTAGCTCTTGTAGTAATTGATCTAATTTTCGCCGCACTGACGAAACATCATGCGAACCATTTTTCATTTCTAATATCTTTTTATCAACATCAGATTTTTCATTATATATCATTTCTCTATCTTCTATAGAAATATTATCTTTTATGTTTGTCTTCGAATTCTTAGCTCTGATTTTCATTGCGGCGATATCATTAGAAATGATATATTTTTGCATTTGTAATTCTTTGATTTCATCAGGACTTTTGTTTTGAATTTTTAAATTATTTTTATTATTTTCATCATTAACAGAGGAAATTAACTGTTTCTGTGCTTCGGCAAATGTAATATTAAAATCCCGCCGAAATGCATTCTTCGTACTCTCAAAAACTTCTTTTTTTGAAGAAAGAGTTTGATTTAGTATAGATATTTCTTCATTTAATTTACCTAATTCATCAAGTTTATCACGAATACTATTAATTTTCTTAGGTATAAATTTATTATTTTTATCATTATCATTATTAATGTAATTTGTTACTTTTGATACTTCCGCATGAACTTTACTCAATAATTTATTTAATATTTTTATCTTTTCGGCCGAATTCATCTCTTTATTTGTAATCATTGCATCTACAATATCATCACAATTTTTTATCCTTTCTTCAATACTTAAAATGTTTGTTTTAATAGATACAATTTCATCCTCAATGAATTTTTTATCAAATTCGCCGCAGGAAAATTTGTTTAGAACGGCGGCGGCCGTACTATCGATTTTCGCAGAAGTAATTCTTTCCGATAATTTTGCCTCTATTTTTAAAGATTCTTGATAAATTTCCGTATTTTTCTGCTTTTTTTCGACCAATTCTTCAATTTTTTCTTGTATTTTTTTAGTAGAAATATTATAATTAGCTATTAATTTTTCGATTTCATTTCGTAATTTTTCACATGAAACTTCGTATTCACCGACGGCTGAAATATTATTTTGTAACTTAAAATTTATAGAAATTAATGTTGGATCATTGACTATTTTTAATATCCCTGCATTTATATTTAATAGTTTATTTTCGGCCGCAATTTTATCAATTACCTCCATTTTTTTGATAAAAGACGTTAATCTTTTATAGATTTTTTCTTTAATAAAATCTATCTGAAATAATGAGGTTAAAGCTGTACTAAAAGGAGTATCGCCGACACCAAAAACTGTACCATGCGGCCCATATCCTGATCCCATTACAGAAAGCAATAAGAAAACTTCGCTCGATCCAATAAGATTTTCTATTTTTTTATCAGTTTCAATCTTTGTTCCTTCTGATAACACTATTTTACCTTCTTTACTCATCTCAAATAATTTTGTTTCTCCAGTAAGGCCGGATTTACCATGAAATCGTGCCGATCTTTCTATAAAAAAGCGGCGCCCAAATTCGGCCGCTTTTTTATCAATACTATTTGCTATTGTAATATCAACATTAGAAAACATTCTCTTTTTTTCAACTTCGGCTGCTGAATTAATAATGTATTTATTAGATAGTCTTTCCCTCCCGTCATTTTCAAATAAAGCCTTAAAGATAATGGAAATAATATTGCTTTTACCAGATGCATTCATTCCATCGATTCCTATAATTTTACCTTCAAGTTGAGAAAAATCTATAACAAAATCTGTTGTAGACGTAAAACCATATACATGATTGAAACTAATTTTATTTATTATGAAAGAATTTGAGATAGGGGCGGCGATATCTAATGGATCACTTTCATGGTGGCTATCAACTTGCGGCACCATTCGTAACGTTTCTATAAATGATTTACTTGTATCAAATACAGATACGATAGAAGATGAACCACTTTCTTTACTATCGGCCGCAATTTTATCAAAACCAACAATGATTGGATCTTCAGAAGCAACAAATCTTTCTTTTTCGTCATCTGTAATTTTATTCGAAGAGTTATTACAAACAAAATTATTAAAAATATTTAATGTATTACAACTTAAAATATCATATTTTTTCGATAAAATAGAAGTAATTTTATCAACTTCGGCCGCGATATTATCGCTATTTCCAATAATACGAAGATCAATATTTTTAACATACGGCGGAATATTTGGAATTACATTATTTGCCGCTTCTAAATTTACAGTAACGTATGCATGCGGGGTCGGAAAATCGTATTCTAAAAGCGGCCGTTTTTCTTTAATATTAATATCCCATAATAAAAAGCCATGACCGCATATATTTTCACCTTGATTTTGTTGAATTGTGGAGCCGGGATAAGCTGCAAGGCGGCCGCCGCAATTAAAAATCTGCCGCTTATGAATATCTCCGAGAAGAATGATATCATAACCATCAAAATCGGCCGCTGTTGCCTGTCCTTTTTTATTAATTGCTTTATTTAATTGGAAACCAAAATCATTAATAATTGTTCCGACACTTTCGCCGCATATTATACCATGCCATAAAGCAACTTTCATATCAATTTTTGTATTAAAACTTATTAATTGTTTTTCAACAATAGGAGCAAGAAAGCGGCCGGTTTTAGCAATCGTAAGTAATGAATTAATACCTAATAATATATTACCGAAAATATAGTATCCACTCTCAGAAATATAATATACATGCGGCCATTTCTGCCGCGATAACGAAGTAGAAATAACATCAATAATTTTGATGTTATTATCATTATTATCATTATTATCATTATTATCATTGACAATATGAACATCAGGATTAGCCTCCATTATATCATGATTACCAGCTGTTATAACAACCGGCCCGATTCTTGATAAAAAACCAATAAATCTATCAAAAAGATGTAAAGTATGAGGATATAATCTATTTCTATGATCAAATAAATCACCAACGATACATATTAACGGCCGTGTTTTCCCCGCTAATCTTAATGCGTTTCTGATACTATCCTCAATATTTTCCTTTCTTATTGCGTCATTATAAATTTTAAATTTTGTTTCGAGTGGCAGATGTACATCTGCCAAATGAATAATACAATCAAAATTTTCTTTAGTAATTATTTGTTGGATTTGCGGCGAAAATACCTCTTTAATATTTTTTTCAGCTTCGGGCGCAATTACCACAGCCGCCGGAGTTATATTTTTATCTATTTTTTTATCTATTTTTTTATCAATATTAGCTGGTGAAACGGCCGAAACTGCTATCTTTTCTGCCGGTGTTCGAGCCGCACTCAATGATTCTTTGACTCTTATTGCCTTAATTAATTCAGCCTTTGTTCTTATTTTTGAATGTGGAATACCAAGAGCGGCCGCTTTTTGCCTTAATTCTGGCACTTTTAAATTTTCCATCTTAATTAATAATTGAATTAATAATTGCTTAATTAAAAATTCTTATTTAAAGATGGAATTATCAAGCATAACAAAAACAAAATTGGATTCATCAATCAAAATTGATATCTCCGGGCGAACAGCTAACACCTTTAATAAATTAGAAGAATTGAATAAGATGTCAGCACCAGCGGCCGATATTATGATTTTCGAGATACCAGCTATTACCACAACACTTTTTCAATATTTAAATATGATTGAGATTCATAGATTTTTATTGTCGTCCAGAGAATTTTATTTTAATAATAACATACTTGAATGTTGGGCATCAAAATACGATATCAAAAAAAGAATTGATAATTTCAAAAATAAAAAATTCAATATTTCAAATATTAATACTGATAAAAAAACTATAAGTATTTCAAGTAATAATAATATTTTACCACAAGGACATTTTAATATTTCAGCCACATTTTTCGATTTCTATAAATATTTGAAGAATAAAAACATAAATATATCTTCATCTCAAACTTCGCCGGAATTACAAAATGCTATATTATTTGAAGGAGATTTTTCATATATTATCAAAGATGAATTTAATAAACAGATTATTCTAGATTTGGCAGAATCCGGCCGCAATATCAAAGAAATCAATAATTATTGTATTTCTGTAAACAAAAATATATGGACACCATTTTCGGCTGCCGATATCTTCTTAAAATTCGTCTTATTTAATACTGATCTTTCTAATATTGATGACGATATCTTAAAGATAGAAAGTGAAACAAATCCATTTTCAGAACAATTTTATAAAAAAATTATCAGTGCGGCCGGATGTAAAAAAGAAGCGGCCGCCGCTTTCTTCAAATTTACAAAATCTACGGGCGGCCGATTTTATCTCAAATTAGCAATAAAATTCATTCAATTCCCCGAATTAGCAATTAAACATTTGATTTCGGCCGAAATCTTCGACATCAATTTTATATTATTTTATCAGAGAAATATACCGGCGGCGGCTCTCGAAAGTATAATAATTAAGAAAAAAAAAGAAGCTAAAACTATTGAATTAATGAAAGATTTTACGACAATAATGCATACAATTTCGTTAAGATCGGCCGCCCTTACTGAAGAATTTATCGATAAATTCTTCACAGATTTAGATATTTGGGCGTTACTGCGGCCGGATTTACAATTATCCCCAGAAATTCTTATTAAATATTGGGATACATGGCCGAAACCCAAACTTTTATCATTGGAATGGTTCATCAAACAAGAAAAATACTATCAATTACGACAAAAATTAATTGTTACTATAGTAAAAAATAATATTGAAAAAAGTGATAATAACTCTAACATTAATAATAAAGATAATAAATCTAATGATGATCGTCTGGTGATGACAGCGAAGCCGTCATCCGAGCAGAGCTCGACGATCCACTCCACAGGAGACGATAATGATTGTAATGTTAATATTAATTCTAATAAAAAACCTAGATCATAAACAATAAATTTCTTCTTATTTTTTAAAAAATAAGAAGAAATTTATTTACCTGTAGAACCAAAACCACCTTCGCCGCGTTGAGTCTTATTTTTTTCTAAAGTGTTAGCTTCGGCCGGAATCAATTCTTTATTACTCAAATGAGGCATAAAAATTATCTGAGCTATCCTTTCTCCTACTTTAAATGATACTCGTTCTTCTTTCGTTGATTTATTATTGTTGCTTATAGTAGGATTCATATAAAGAATAACAGCAACTTCGCCGCGATAATCACTATCAATTGTTCCAGCTTGAACAACAATATTGTATTTAACACAGAGACCTGATCTTGATAGAATCTGCCCATACCAACCATCAGGAATTATTAATTTAAAATTTGTCGGAATCTTTAATTGTTCGCCCGATCCTATACTAAAATCTATAGGAGTCATAATATCAAATCCGGCCGCATTTTTTGTACCTTTCGTTGGTAAAAATTTAGGTAATTTTTCATCACAGAATACAACATATACTTCTTCACTATTCATTTTTTATTTTAATGTATAAAAAGATAAATTCAATTTTTAAAATACGGCGAGTTTTGTAAAATCGGCCGCTTGAACAATGAAATCTCTTTACTATCTAAATGTTTGAATCCGGCCGCTATGACACCACCTTCAATTCTATCATATAATAATACATGTACGCGCGCCTTAAATCTCACACCTTTATTATTCTTTTTAATATTATTTGATCCGGCCGTCTTTTCGCTTTGTGGTAAGCTTTTCGCAAATGGAAGAGATGATTTAGAAGGAGGAGGTTTGGTAGATTCAACAGGTTTTTTCACTTCTTTTTTTATTGTATTAATTGTATTAATTATAAGATCTTCAGATTTATTATCTTTATTATTTTTAATAATTCTGCGATTTTCTTTAAGTAAATCATTATGTGAAAATTTAAATACATAAACTTCGCCGCCTTTTAAACTCGATTTTTCACTTTTATTGTTAATATATTGAATTGATTTCGATTTTTTATTCCAAACATTATCATTTCTTTTTTCCATATTCAGCCGCGTTTAATATCTTATTATAATCAATAAAAAAAATAAATATCTATTACAAATCAATATCAATAAAATTATATTTTTTTAGTATCTCCCGGCGAAGCCGAGAAATCAGCAGAGATGATTTCTTCTTTTGTTGATTTATTAACAGGTGAAGTAATAGTTTCAATGATCTTAATTTCATTCAATTCATTAGATTTAATATTTTTAATATCATTATCATTAATAATTTTCGCCGCATTTTCTTCCTTTGAAAATGATTCTACAATATCGGCCGCATTCATCTCACTTTTTCCGTTATTATTTAATCGCGGCGGGTTCGCCCAAAAAGTAAGAATCGATGTAAGTATACCAACGGCCGTATTTTTAATACATGGATCATCATTTTTAGTAAAAATAATAGCTGTACAAACTCCAATTAATGAAAAAGAAACAAGCGCACTAATGTAAAAATAATAACATTTAGCATCGAATTTCATACAAGATAGCGCCGCCATCTAAAATTGATTTAAATATATGTGACTTATATATTCATTAAAAATCATAAATAGAATGAAAATAATAAAAGAAAACTCCATAGATTTTATAGACAAAATTTCGTTAGAAGTTTTGAGTAGATTAACCAGCGGCGAAAATGATAATCACTTATTTTTATCAAAAAATAATGAAAAATATTATCCGCTTCAACTAAATTTATCTAATTTATCTAATAATCAACAGCAGATAATCAATCGTATTTCTATGAATTTTATTAAGATTTATATGATAAATACATATCAAATAAATGCAAAAATGGATAATTTTTGCATTAATTTATGTAAAAAAATTATAGAATTTTCCTATAAATTTGATATTGATCTTATAAAAACCAATACCGCCGCCCCACTTTTCTTTGATTTATCAGATGAAAATATTGAAGTTAATATTTTTGCCAGCCTAAATTCAAAGCAAATACTTATACTTAATATTATAAATAATCAAAGCACTGAAATATTTGCAATTAGAAAAGCATCAAACAACTCTACTAATAAAAAATATTCTATTTATGAATGTTTTCATTTTGATGAATCGATGGCGAGTATCGGCAACATTGATCTTCTCAATGATAATATAAAAAAAGAAGTTAAAATTCAAAATAATCTATTCCCCACAAAAATTTCAACTAAAGATTGTAGAATTTTTACTATAAATTTTTCCCCCTTTAGTATTAAAAATTTAGTATATAATTCATTAAATGTTATTGAAGAACGGCCGGATTTGTGGTTAAAAAATAACTATTTTTCATTATTTTATGATCATGAAAATGTTTTATCTTCATCAAAAAATGATGAAGATAATAAAATTATTGATACTATTCTTCCGTCCATGGATATTTATTATCAATTCTTCCCATTTCTTTATTCGATTTCGGCCGATTCTTCCTCATATAAAATGATAAAATATAATAATTCAACATCGGCCGCCCCTAAAAAAAATATATTTCTTCCTATTAATACATCTATGAATTTTGAATTAAACAATGCGGCCGATTTATCTTTTTCTAATATTTTATTCAAAAATTCATTGACTGGTTCTATAAGATATCTCATAAATGATACATATGTTTTCGGCTGCGAGGGCGGTTTTCTCTATCCATTCCATAACATTTTAAAAAATCTTCTTGGTATCAAAATTAAAGATGAATATATTAAACATTTTAATATGATAGAAAGAGCGGCGAATAGTAAAAAAACAAAATTTAATAAAAGATTATTTGCATCATCGGCCGGAACCACAAAAAACGAATATTTTACAATATTTAATGTAAATATTATTAATATTATTAACAATGACAATAAATATTGTCATTTTTGTTCTATTCCGCTTTGTGATTGTGCAGTACTCTGTCTTCATGGATTGCCGCACGGCGGAAATTCTCTTCATAAAAAAATTACAAAAAGCAATAAAAATTTAAATAATATCATATTTATTAATCAACATTGGCCGCAATTAAACCTCAATTCGAAGTATATATTGGCCGCTGCCTGTACAAAATGCTATAGCAGCGGCGGGTTTTCCACTTCAGTTTTTGAGAAGAATGAGAATATTCATCTTTTCTCATTCTTCCCAGTGGATTCTACACCATCTTTCTTAAATATAGTTTCTTCTACATTACTACTAAATAATAATAACAATAAAAATATTACTGATTATACGGGTCAAGAAATTGAATCTAGTATCTATTTCGATTTAATACGATATATTTATGAAACTATTATTTCATCTGTTAAATCATTTCGGCCGCTAAAACAAACTGAAAATACTACTAAAAATAAAAAAAAAGGAAGTAAAGGAAGTAAAGGAAAAAAAGGAAGTAAAGAAAAAAAAGAGAGTGAGGAAAATGATTTATTCGAACGAGTAGAAACAAATGAAGATACCAGCCGAGTAGAGCTCGATGATTACCCACCGAAGGTTGGAGATAAAAAGAAGGTTGTTCATAAACCGGAATGGTATGAAAGATGGGATCGGCCGATTAACACAAGTAAATTTATAACATCGGCCGCCTTTCCCCACATACGCTATTTATTAGTTAATCATATTGATTGTAATACCCCATCTTCATGCAATTGTAATAAATTATTCATGAGAGATCCGGCCGCTTTTCACAAAAATGATGAAAAAGTTTTTATTGGAAAATACTATTATATTTTAACAAAATAGAATAACAAATTAAATAATTGATTTTTTATTTTTTATAAATACATTACAATAAAATGTCTATTAATTTCGGCAAAAATAGAAAGGAGAGGGAGTTAGTAACAAATGTAATTTTTGATATGCTATCAAAGTGGGGAAAAGATAAAATCTTAAATATAAAATTAGATATTAAGAATTTTAAGAACATTTCAAGCGAAGTTGAGCGCGGCTGCTATAATTATGCTATTAATATTTGTAAAGAAAATTGTATTAGAAATAGTTGGGAACACTATCAATTTATTGAAATATATAGTGAAGGATGTTATAGAATTATAAGAGAATTAGATCCAGAAATTAATAAATTTTTAGTACCATCGCTTTTATCCGGCCAACTAATACCTTGTAACCTTCCTTTGATGAAAGATAATTCTCTTAATCCTAATGGAACTCTCCGCGAAGAAGAAGAAATATCAATTAGAAGTCAGCAGAAAGTAGAGAAGAAATTCTCTAAAACGGTTACTTGCGGCCGATGTCAAGGAAAAAAAGTAGAGTATAGAGAGATACAAATGAGATCGGCCGATGAACCATCTACACTCAAATATACATGCAATGATTGTCATCATACATGGTCTCGCACAGGATAATTATTTATTAATTATTATTTTATAACCATTTTTTCTTGGAAGATAGGATCACTAAAAACTCTTTCTCACTTATTTTTTTTGAAGAAGTTATAGTAAAATTTTCATCAGCACAATAATTTAATGCCCATTTGGAATAGACAGAATAATTAAAATACCGATTTTCAAATTCATTAAAAACATAAAAAACTATATCTTTTAGGGCGCCTTCAACTTCTATTAAATCATTATTTTTTTTAATATCTTTTCTAATAAAGATAGATAATATTGATCAATTTTATCCTTAAAAAGTTCAAAACATTGTCTACCTCCGGCAAGATATATTCCATCACTTTTCGTTCTTTTAATAGCTTCATACATCGCCGCATTTATATCTCCTGCGAAAATTGGGTTTTCAACGCTGCCGTAATTATCATTTTCGCCGCTTAAAGTCGGCCGCAATGATAAGGAAAGAACTATAAGAGTCCTTCCTTTTAATTTAATATTCTGATCTTTTAATGATCTCCATGTGTTATAACCAACAATTATAGATGAATTTATTGTCATCTGAGCGAAGTCTGATGATTCCATCTTTGTGGTCATCTGATCTCCGCTCCATGGAATATCATAAGAATATTCATTGTTAGATTTTTTAGTTTTAACTCCAATGATGATGCGGCCGTCTTTCTGCGGCGCGAATGACATAATAAATCTAATTGGAAATTCATCACAAATATATCTCTTCCAAAATAAATAGAAGAAGATAAAAGAACGGCGATAAAAATATTTGATAAAATTATTCACTTTTTCCATATCTTTTTTTACTACGATAATAAATATAAATTCAGTTTTGATTCTTATAAGAATCAAAAAATAAATTTATTTTTTGATCTTCGCCGCAGCTTTATTTATTTCTTCCAAACGCTTTTCTATTTTATGAAGAATAGTAATAACTTGACATTTAAATTCATCATCACTCATATTTTTTATTTTATCAAATTCTGTTTGAACTGCGGCCGATGCTATTGATGAATTATTAAGAATAAGAGAAATATTATTTTCCAAAATATTTTCTTTGATATCTTTGATATCTTTATTTTCTACCTTTTCTTCTTTAACTTCTTTAACTTCTTTAACTTCTTTAACTTCTATTGATTTATTTTTATCCGCAAATTCACATATCGGCGAACAATAATTATTACTGATTTTATAAAAGCAATGTAGACAAATAGGCTTAAAACATTTATTATATTCACATTTTTTAATACATTTTGCCTTATCTATAATTTTACATATTATGCATTTTTCATTTAATGGTAAATCGGCCGCTGGTACAACATCTATCTGCGGCGCCGATTTATTAATATGATCCGTACAAGAAATAACTTTATATTTTTCTCTGAGAAATCTTGTACAAATTCCGCAAAATATTTTAGAACATCTTTCATTAACACATTGACTACTATATTCTCTTTTTTTATCTATATTTGTTTCACATAAAGAACATTTAGAGATACTATTCTCATTTCTATTTTCTTTACTTCCTTTATTTAATATTTTTTCATAATCTCTATGTATGTCACAACCAACTTGATCTAATCCAAAGTCATATTTTAATGAATTATGGCAAGCTACGCATAAAATATTTGAACAACCACTTTCGCAGCAGCCAAACACTACCGCCCTACTATTTAATATAGTGTTACATTCGGCGCAGATGATAATTTCATTATCTTTTTTCGCCCTTATTTTATTATTAATTTCATCTTTTGTACCATAATTTTTATGAAATTCATCATTATAATCATTAAAATTATTATGATAATGATTATTCTTATGCTGTTGACAACAGCCATTATTTTTTTTCGAACACATATAACAAATTTCAGATGCACATATCGTAGAACCACAACATAGTCCCCATGATTTACCATGTATTTTTTCAAAACAAGCGCCGCATGTAAAACTATAAAGAGGAGATGTTGCCTGCTGATGTTCGATCATTCGAGCAGAGTTCGAACTAGGCATTATTGGGGGGCTCTCCGACCATAATTCATCTTTCACGGTAGAAATAGGAATTAAAGCTAAAGTTTTAGATTCATCTTCTATTTTTTTATGAATATTTTCATTATTATTTTTAACTTCTTCTTTACCTGTTTTCGAATGAATTCTGCAATATTGAATTTTCGATTTATCATTATTATTCCAACCATAAAAACATTTATTACATATATTTTCTAAACAACCAGAATGAATACAAACGTTATTATCATTTTTTGTTAAAATATTCAAACAAATAGAACATACATTTGTTAGATTAAAACTATTATAATAATTATTAGTATTGATTTTGCCGCCATTTGATAAATCATCCGCCGAATGTGAATTGCCAGTTCTGATATCATCACTATATTCAGACATTGGCACATTAGTCTTCCCATTTTCTTTCTTATCGTTAAATCTTAACAACGGCGCTAATCCCAATTCACCTCTCTGAATATTAGAACAATCAATACAAAAATAAGATGATTTTTTTAACACACAGTTTTGACATATGAAATTGTGGCAAAATGTTGCTGCGCAATTACTCGTATTTGATCTTTCTACGTAAGAATAACAGTCATTACAAGTAACTATTTCTTTGTTTTTTTTATTCATAATAAGGGTATTTAAATAAAAAATATAAAAATTCAATTTCGGCCGGTTATATGGAAAATCGGCCGATTTTCCCCATAAATGCTAGATCTGCCTCTATATTGTCTCCAATAGGAAATTCGCCGCCATTATAAACTATCTTTGCACCATCTTGCCGCCGCTCTAAAATTGAAGTAATATTTCCTTCTTCGGCCCAATCTAAAAACGCAATTAAGCCACTATCGTCAAGTTTTTTAGTGCCGCCGATGACATTGTTATACTCTTTCCATATCTGGCCGTATGTTAACGAAGCATGCATATCGCGGCCCTCGCCGCAGTTATAAAATTGATCATTCAAATGAAATATGAGATGTTCATTGCGGCGGCTTTTCCTAAAAATATAATTAATATCATTATTATCATTATAATCTTCCCAATCCCTAATCCATTTTTCTACAACTTCTCTTCCGCTGATATCTATTCCGGCGGCGAATAAGTGTGCAGTATCAATACAAAATCCCATATTTTTCATATACTCGCCGCCGTTTTTATCCTCAATTTTCTTAATTTCGTCAAATATTAGCATGATTTCGGCCGGATTTGCATAATTAAATTTCCTATTTTCATTCTTAACTGCGGCCTCATTCTCTAAAAATATTTTTATATTTTTACTAGTTTTTTCATCTGATCCTCCAATATATTCATCATCATCCCCGCCGGTCTTACACACTTCTTCATTAATTTTATATGAAGAAGACTCTTTTTTTATCATTAACATATTTTCATCTTTTTTCTTCATAAAATAATTCATACTATCTAAAATTTTACATGAAACTTCAGCAATATCGGCCGGAGGTTTATTCCCTAAGTGAAGAATTAATCCTTCTGATCCTATCTTATTACATTTTATAAGCTCTCTTTTGATTGTATATAAAGAAAAATTCTTTGGGCCAGGCATATCAGACCATGGAACATCCATAAAACATCCATGAGTGTATAAATTAATGCCAGCTTTTTCTATAAAATCGGCCGCTTTATTCATCTCTTCCTGCAACATTTCATCTTTTGGATTCTTCGGCCCCACCAAAAATCCTTGAGCCGCGCCGATTTTAACCCCATATTTCGCCGCAATTTTCTCATAATAATTAAATTTTTCTGAATTAAAATAAGGATGAATATTAATTCCAAGACTCATTTTATTTTTTATATTATATTATAACTTCCTAATTTTTCAATTGTTATCCTCTCCACTTCTCAAAAAAAAATAATTTCTATTTTAATCTATTTTAATCATCAATATCGGCCGGAATTTCCCTTTCTTTTTTATATTCTGTAAATACAACTTTTTTATTAAACATATACATTTTTTTCCCTTGAGAATATTCTATTTTTATAGATCCGGCCGGAAACTTATTACTTTTTTCCAAAATTCTCTTAAATTCATCTTCAGTTACCTCTTTCGCCGTAGTGTAATTATTACCCAACAAAGAACTTTTAGATGGAATTACAGCTTTGCTTTTATCATCTTTAAATTCATCTAGCTCTGGATGAGTATCGGCCGAACTATCATCGTCTCCTGTGGAGCAGATCGTCGTTAGACGATCATCATCAACAAAATCATCCATATTTATAATGTAATTATTCTTATAAAATATTTAAATAAAAAAGAAAATAATGAATATAAAATGGAATCTCCCACCTTTGGTGTGATATCAGCGGAGCTGGAATCTTCCACCTTTGATGTGATAACCTTCTTATAGAGAGAATCTAAAACATTAAGTGATATATTTAATTCTCATAGTGAAACCATCAATATACATAAAGTTAAGACATTTCGCCGAAGTATATAATTTAACGGCGCTTGTACCTTGGCCTATTCTATTAGCTGAACTTTCATATTGTAAATAAAATTCTCTGCCTGTAGAATTATTAAAATGGCCGCTTGGATCAAACATACCTGGGAAGTGGCAGAAGGATAAGAAATAAGTCCCAAAATCATCATTATTTGAAATAAGATTTGCAATTGTAACAGGCATAGATAATGGAATATGATCCTTAAAAAGAGTAACAGGAGTAAGAGGATAAATTACGTTTCCTGATAATTTAAAACCAACTGTATCTACAACTGCCTGTAAGTTGGGAACGTTCGCCTGTCTTACTACAACAACAAATGTTCCTGGTAAAGCTCCTGGGACGACAACCGGCCGCGGGAATTGCTCATTTGTTACTATAGAAAATTTATTCCAAGCAAAGAAATCTAATAGGTTTGAATCCGGCCGGAATCCAAAATGCATATATTCTATAGGATATTTCAATTGAGACAAGAGAATTTCGCCGAACGGATCAGTTAAAGTTTGAATATGCCGGCGGTGAAGTCTCATTAGAATTATATCTTTATGAAGCATAAAAACATCATTTACTTCCGGCGAAACATAAATATTTCTTGTATAAAGATCCATTGTTAAAATTCTTAGGCGTTGAATAGCTTGTGCAACATCTGCGCCGCCTCTATCACCGGTCCTAATCATTTCATTTACTGTCGCCAAATCTACAGTAATATATTTTTGTTCTGTAGGAATAAGTGTATTTCTGAATGATTGTGTTACGTCAAGATTAAACCAGAATATAAGAGGAATCCAGAGTTCCAGCCGCGGTTGCAAAGCTTTATATGTTTGTGTCCCCGTAAGAAATCTTTCTTGTATGGCGTACTCGCCGGCCGTACCTCCTACATACGTGCTTCCAATTCTTGGTTCTTCTTGCCCAACCATACGGTTCCAACCCGGCCGCTTATGCGTCATTAATTTATGACGCATATAAAAAAGCATATCTTCTGAAGTATAATCATCAACTGGAGTTTCGTCAATCGTCAGCGCTACATTTTTAAATAATCTTATTCCTGGGTAATCACAATACTTGAATCTTTGGGTTCCAACAGGGGCCGTATTTAAAGACTCGGCCGTTGATTCTATTACAACTCTGATCACCATATCATGAAGAAAGTTACCACTATTTGCTTTAAAATTAAACTTAACTTTATTGCTACTATTTATGTTATTTGATAAACTAATATTATTTCCGCTTTCTGAAACAATCTTAAAATATTCAAAGGCGAATATCGCCTGAGGCTTAAATATCGCCCTAAGAAATATATTATGCGTTTTTTCAATATCGGCCGCAGTTGGACGTCGGCCGCCCTTCCTTATCTCATTCATTCTTTTATTAAGGAGATCGGCTACACATAATATTTTTTCTTGTTTTCCAATATATGAATCTATTATAGTGAAAACTCCTTTTGACATAAATTATATTTTTTTTATATCTTATATCTTATGTTCATTTTTTAAGTAATATTAAAACTAAAACTTCATCGCGGCCGAAATCATAATCATTTTTTTATCAAAAAAAAATACATTAATAATAAAGGGAATTAATCTCTTTTTAACATATATTGCCATGGATTTTTACACCATGAATCATAAATATCTGTACCAATTTTTAATACTCCTTTTAACACTAAAAGTTCAGTGATATTTTCCGGCCGCGATGTTACTATTGTAAAATTATTTGTACCAAAACCATAGGTACAAATGCCAGAAAATGATGGATCAATCTTAATAACTGGATAAATTATATTATTATTTTTCATAGAAATATTGTTTTCTTCTTCAATTATTTGACTTTTTTCATTCCCTTTTAATGTTTTTTTATGACTCTTTTTATTCTTATTTTTTTCATAAAAATTATTAAAACTATTTGATTTTATCCGCATTTTAAACTTAAATATTTATTATTATAATAATATATTCAATTTTAAATGGAATCTTTAATAGGATTTTTATTCCAATATGTTTCAACAGCGGCCGCTCTCTGTACTTTCTATTTTATTAAGAAGAATTTTAATGAAGTTTTCATCTTCGGCCGCAATAACTTCTTATGGATTTTACTATGCAACATCAAAAATTTAATAACAATTTTACTTGCGGCGAATGTTAATATCATAAAAGATTTTTATAAAAACGGCCGCTTTTCAACCGCATTTGAAGAAGAATTGATAACAAAATCGATAGATTCAATAGATTCAATAGATTCATTAAAATCTACATCAAAAAAAGAAGGTACCGGCTCCGCTGATTTCGCACCGAAGGTGGGAGATACCATCCGAGCTCCGCTTGATGATTTCACACCGAAGGTGGGAGATATAAGATCACCTATTAATTCATTTGATAATAAAAAAAATAAACAAGTTTTAGAAGAACTTCCTATTAAAGTAACAGAAATATTTATGTTTAATAAAAATAATGAATATGATGAAAATTCTCGAAATAATCAATGGAATAGTTGGAATGAAGGATGTAATTATCCTATTAATACAGATCTAGAATCATGTTTAACATTTGTTAATCGAAATGATTTTAAATCATCACACATTTTCGTTGAAGAATATAATGATAAAATTATTCATAGATTTATCATCAATATTGCAATTGCCGGCAATTCATTAAACAAACATACCAGTTATATTGAAAATTATTGTAAATCTATCAAAAGTGATGAGTCAAAACCGGCGAAATTCGCTATTTATATTCCTAACTTTACTACAAAAATATCGATGTATTGTTCTAATCAGCTGCTTTCAGAAGCAAAACAAGTTAATTTATTAAACGCTTTTATTAAATCTAAAGAATTCAATAATATTGCTAGTTACTTAAATTCAGTGAAAAATGATTGTTTTATTTTGAACCCAGATTCTCTTTTGCCTTGTACTCAATTTGATGATGTCAAAAGTTTCTTATGTTATTTATCTTTAACTTTTGATAGATACGATACTTCATTTTTTCTTAATAACATAGAGAAAAAACCAGAAGATATTTTTGCAGAAATTGATTCATCAATGAAAAATATTATTATGTTTAACAAAAAAAATACAGAAACAGAAGAAATCGATAACTATTCAAAACCAAACATCGACAATCTAAGATTATTTATAAATGCTTCAAATTCAGAAATAATTTTAGATAATGAACGCGGCGAAAATGATAATGATGATACTTCAAGTAATAGCAGCAGCAACAGTAATAGCAACTCAAATGAAAATGAAAAAACGAATAAACTGCCCGAAGATAAAGATCCACTTATCAATTTTCTTTATAGTAGTAAACTTAATAATTATTATAGCAATATGATGGGAAATGATGATGATAAAGAACATGGAGAAATTTTTATAGATTTTACAAGAAATAATCAAGTTGAATGTAAGATGGATCAAAGAGATTTTAGAATATCTCATTTCGACGAAAGCTAAAAAATATTAATTATAAATTTATTTTTTGATTTATGAAATTAAATATACGCCGAGAATCGATTCCCCGGCCCTAACAACATCATTAATAGAAACTCTATTTTTGAAAATCAATCGATATCTTCTATTATTGATATTAATGTTATTAATATTAATTCTTCCACGTTCAGCCGCTCTAATCGGAATCATGAGTGAACATTCGGCCGATTTTAACAATACAAATAAAAACTGAAATAATCCGAAGGGAGTTCCGGCCGGAATTACAATATTTTTTTTCTTACTTATTCTATTTTTTCGTATACTAAAAATATCCATTTCAACATCATTTTTTTGTTCAGTTTTCGTTCTGAAAAAATCAATCGGACCGTTTGGATAAATCCATTTTAAAAAATTTGAATATATATTTTGTCCTAACTCAATTTCACCCATATTCGTTTTTATTACACCAAGTTTAGAATTCCCGCCGCATGTATAATTAATATAATTTACATCACCATCCATCGGCAAAACTTGCACTAAAGAATCAATAATCGGCCGCGGTTTAATAATATATTTTATATGATTTTCATCTATTACTTCTATAGAAGTAATGATACCATCGGCCGGCGCAAACACAATTTCTTCATCCGGCAGAAATTCTTGATAAGAGGAATTAGAATTATAATTTTTTTTACGATTTGTACCTCTATAAATAAAAATTCCTAAGCATAAAAATAACACATTTATCATCAAACTTATCATCACAAAGTAATAACTTTCAAATTTGGCCGCGGCCAAAAACATTATTGTACTTGAAATAAAAATTGATGTTGAGAATCCGGCCGCTTCTTTAAAAAAATAAGAATATTCATGTTTTTCAAAATTATGATTTTCGCCGGAATTATACACCGGAAGAATATTTTTATACATTTTTTATATAATTACTCCTTCTTTTGTTTTTTTAGAATATGAATTTCCTCTTCACCATATAAAATTTTTTTATATGAATCATTTTTTTCTTTGATCCACTGATCTACTAATACTTTAAGATCAATAAGATTTTCATCTGAAATTACAAATATTAATCTATCTTTTAAATTTTTTAAATTTTCTTCTAAAGAATCATGATCGTCGCTAGACGATCCGCTCCACAGGAGAGGATGATCTTCCAATGAAATTTCATCATTAAAATTCCAATATTTATCCAATATTTTTTTACATAATCTCCATATTCCAAAGTTTTTAAGTATGATTTCTACTGAGACAATGATGACCTGCCGCATTACACTAATTATATCAAAATCTTTTTCCCAATCTTTTATAATATAAATCATTGGTTGTAACAATTTAGTTTCAATATTTTCAATATCGGCCGATGAATTATCCAAATAATTTTTAATTGCTTTAAAATATTTTTCATTAGATATAATATCTTGCGCCGGATGATAAATCCCCTCAAAATATTCTAAAAGATCATAATCAATTGATCCATACTCATCAGGAACAAATATTTTAACAAAAATTGCATTTTTAATTTTTGATCTGATCCAATTCCAATCATCTTGATTACAAATTTTCTCTAAAATATCAAAGATTAAATTAGAAGTTTCATATTCTTTACATATAGCAAATTCACATAATAAATTACATGTATCTAATGTAATCGGCAGAATAAATTTATTTTTATTTTCATATATAAATTTTTCTAATTCCGAGAACAATTTTTTATGTTCATCCTTATTTTTTTCATCTACTTCCCATAATTCTTTGTACTTACAAAGCATTAAAAATAATCTAAATATGAAAAGATGCCGCCGCGATCTTGAAAATGAAATATTAATATTGTTATTATTTGCTCCGTTAATCGCCGCCGAAATTATTCTTTTTTTCAGTTCTATATTTTCCGGATCACAAAATACATACTCCATAGAAATATTAAAGATATCATTATAAGCTTCAATTAGTTCGTATCCTGTTTGACTCGTTATTAATAAATTAAATAATTCCAATACCCATTTCATATTCAATTTTCTAGTAGATAAAACTTTTTTATTGCTATCAGTTCTATGCATCCCGCCGAAGATAATTGACAATTTATCTATGAAATCAATATTGATATTAAAAATACTATTATTGATTTTCCCATGAAGAGATTTAATATAATCAAACATTTCTTTTTTTGCTGGAGATATACACTTTTCATCTTTGCCGAATGCGGCGAATTGATTATATAAAACCGGAAAATCGAATCTTAAAATACATTCCTTATCAATATTAATAATTTCAACCATTTCGCCGTTTAAAATTATATCTTCTTTTTCCAACTTAATAGCTTCATCTAGTAAATAATCTTTCAACTTTTTACTATTTGAACGTAAATATTGTAATTCTTGTTTTTTTACTTTCTCTAATAAGAATTTCGCCGCACTCACATGCCCGCTGTAAACAGCGGCGAGATACAAATTACAAATTTTATATGGACATTCTATAGGTGAAAATTTCAGTAATTGAAGCATTATCTTAAAAACTTTTTCAACTAATTCATCATTATCAATAGGAATAAAACGATCACTATTCTCAACTCCTTCACCATAATAAAATTTATATTTTGGAGAACTTATTTTGAAAAAGTTAACAATAGTTTCGAAACATAAACGAATTCTTCTATTCATAATTAATGTATCGCGTTCACCAACTTTTTGATTTTTTATAGAAAAATCAAAAATATTAAGTACGATTTCGGCCGCATGTACTCTTTTTTTTACTGCGGCGAAAACTGTATCTCTGACTAACATAGGATTTTTATATCCACGTAAATCTACATGAATTACAATTCGACTTAATAAATTAATCGCCTCGAATTTATCAATATAATTTCTTTCAATACAATTTATAATGACATCAGTCCAACATTTTCTGCAACTTCGGCGGGCTAAATTATAAAAAGAATATTCATCTTTTGGTATGATAATTCTATTATTTTCACCTAAAATTTCACTATGCGCCGTCTTCTCACTTATGAAAAAACGTTGCCACGGCTGCATAATTTTCCATATTATTTCATAAAATAACTTAGAAATTCTACGTAATTCCCAGATACTATAAGGGTCGCCGCAATAACCAAATATTTCAACTATGATTTCGGCCGGGATGTAATTAAAAGGTGATATTGATGATAATTCGTCACTCGCGGCCGATTCCATAATAATATTTTTTATATAGATATTATTTATTCAATTTTAAAATTGAATAAATGATAATCATAAAACAAAAATGAATGATATCGATCTTTTTAATAATTATTACCAAGTAAACAATTTTCAAAATTATAATGGTTATAACCATTATAATAACTATAATAGCAATTATAATAGCAACTATAGTTATTATAATATTAATGACTATAATAATAAATGTTGTTATTGCTTTAAAAACAATATTCATTATCAAAAATTTTATTGTACAAATTCAAATAATGGTATAGAATGTGTTGAAAAATGGTGTTCTAATTGCAATGAAAATCTTCTTAAAACTCTTCAAGATGATAAAAAAAATAGAATTGAACCGCCGTTATTTTGTAAAATTCATTATGTCGGCGCACTTCCAACGAATTTATCATATGAACAACAATACAACCAAAAGCCAACATCGGCCGCTCTTCAATCCAATTTATATTCAGACATGAAAAAATTAAATCTTCTTTGTGGAGTTTGTAATAATATGTTAAAGAAAAAGGGTCAAAGAATACATTGTGCATATTCGGCGGAATGTGATAATTTTATTTGCCCAAATTGTTGGAAATTAAATAAAAGAAATTGTAAAAAGTGTATTATAAAAATAGCAATCGATTCTCTTAAAAATAGACAAGTTTCAGAAGAACCTTCAAATTATTCTATTAATACGGCTCCTATGGTAAATAATTATTCTAAATGTCCTAAATGTTTTAATTTAATTTATTCTTTAACATCATCTCGCGAGTGTAAATTTCCCCATTGTGGTAATGTAATTTGTATTAGATGCAGCCTACTTTATAAATTTTGTTCTGAGAATTGTAAAGTAGATTATGAACTTGAAGAAATAAAAAATGATGAAGATACCAGCCGAGCGGAGCTCGATGATTTCACACCAAAGGTAGGAGATAACAATGCCATTAATCCATCTATCTATCTTCCAAATCCTACAATACAAACAAATCAAAATATTAATCCTATAAATTATATCAAACCAGGGAAATTTGAAGTGAGTGATGATGAAAACAATAATGTTAATTATAATCATAAATCATCAGTAATTGAACAAAATCAAAATAATAATGATTTATTAAAAAGAGATAGTGATAGTGATTTGGATTATTTATCATCCAATTCATTATCTTCATCTGACGTTGGAGATATAGAAATTCTTACTAGTCATTTGCCGATTAAAACTATTAATGAAATCAAAGAAGGAGAAGAGATTATCAAAGCTAAAAAGCTAAAAGATAAAAAAGAAAAAGAGGAGATTATCAAAACTGAAACACAAAAAGATGAACAACCACACATGAAAGAAGAATCATCAGCGATTAAATTTCTTAAAGAACTTATGTTTCCGGCCCGGGCCGAATCTATACTTTCATCAATCCAAAATTTTGCTAATATCTTTAGAAGCTAAAAAATAAATATTTTTTATATTTGAATTTTTTTTCATACTAATTAATTCATGGTAAAATCACATAAAAAAATCCTAACTCTTTTAGAAGAGATACTCGCGGCCGATGCTATCTTATGTCAATATGGATATTTAATTACAGCGGCGAAACTGAAAAAGTATCTAGACGATGAAGATGTGACGCTTCTTTTCAAAAAAATGACAGTAGTTTGTGAAAGAAAAATTGGTCCGGCGATAATCGGCCGCTCTTACAAAATAGAACATGTTCCACAATATAATAATGATAACGTCCTTCAGCCGACTGAAGATGATGATCATATAAAATTCATAAAAATAATTACGCTTCCGAGGTCGGCCGCGGCCAAACTCATCGCTAATAATATTCTGCCTCGGCCGCGAATTCTATTTAAACAAGGGCGGCAAATTCAATTAAAGACAGCGGCCGGATTTGAACTTTTAGAAGATCAAAAAAAGATTTGTTCTTTTATCTGGGAAGAACATCTTTCATGCGGCAAAGATCCTCTGAAATCTACAGCTGTATTAAATTTTGCTACTGGTTACGGTAAAACATATATTGCAGCCGGATTAATAAATCTTGCATCAGTAATGACCGCCGTTATTCTTCCTAATGTTGGACTTGTTAAACAAACTATTGATGTTTTTACAGAAATTTGGCCAGACGCAATAATAGCAAAATTTAACAACGGCAAATTTGATACTTTCACTGCGGCAGAAATCAAAATCGGCCGCGGCAAAACATCAATTCAGCGGCCTGTCGACGTATTTATTTCAACTATAGATTCTTGGTTACTCGCCGCCAAGACAAAAAAATTTGGCGCATTTGACGACCTCGGTCTTATTATATTTGACGAAATTCATACAATAGGAGGTATCAACAGAATGTCCATGCTTTTTAATACACACGTGCCGCTCATGTTTGGAATGTCGGCAACTACGGCCGAACGTGCTGATGAATTTGATAAACTTTATATTCATCATCTTGGGCCGCTTATTAAAGCCGAAAATATACCTGGATTTTCATATGATGAAAATAATTTCTTCGGTAAAATCATAGCAGTTAATTATTTCGGCCCTGACGAACTAACTGCGATAATCAGAAATGAAAGTACAAATATGATATCTGCCGGCGCAATGATAAAGAATCTCGCCGCTGATTCTGCCAGAAATACACTTATAGCAAAGATAGTTATAAAAGAATTAAAAGATAAAGATCGATATATTTATATTTTTAGCGAATCATTAGAACATCTAGAAAATATAAAGAAAAAAATTATAGAGATCGGCGGGTCTTCTCTAAATGAAAATCTAGAAATAGATATTGATAATGATATTCATAAATTAACTGGCGGCGCAAAGGCTGAAGAAATTGTTAAAGTTAGAGAATGTTCCACTCGTGTAATTCTCACAACTTATGGGTACGGCGGCACAGGTTTTTCTATAAATCGCATGAATACTGAAATAATTGCCTCGCCGCGAAAACGTAACTTTATGCAGATTACCGGCCGCATCTTCCGCCGAGGGTCAGACACTACTATCGAGCGGCGGATTTATGATATTATAGATGTAAAATCAATCTTAAAGCATCAGTTCAAATCCCGCCGCATGGTCTACGAATCAAGGGGACTTAAAATAAAATTTATTGATTCTAGCTTTGCCGTTCTTTAAGCAAAGTTTAAAAGAATTAAATAGTTTTCAAAAAATATTGATATATTTCAACAAAAAAAGGTTTAAAGGATTTTAACCCTTTATTTTCTTTTTTTAGCTGTTGTAAAACATTTAACTAAATCAAAAGATTAACATTTATAATTTTCAATAATTCTAAAATTACCAGTGTAAGAAACCACTGATTCTTCTTTTAGATAATTAGTTTTTTCTAGTAAAATAAAACTTTCTTCATGAATCGGAACTGAAGAAGTAGAATCGGCCGGAGTTTCATCAGTTTGTTGGACTGACAAAAGCTCTTTGTTTCCATAGGTTGCAGAATATTCGAACGTTTTAGGTCCAGTACTCTTAAATCTAATAGAATCAGCAACCTTCTCTACTACTTCAGTCGGACTCACAGAAACTTCCGTTTTAGCAGAAATTACCCATCCTTTTTTAGAATTAAATTTAAAAATTACTTCTGTTTCTTCTTCAAATTTAATTAAATAATTTACACTAGCTTTCAAAAGAGAAAAACCTAAATTTAAACTTTGCATGATTGTTTTTTATGAAAAGTTATTTTTTAAAGTAAGAGAAAATAAGATTCAATTGGTGGAAAAAATTGATTTTAACTCATATTTTCACAAATAGAAATAACAATATTGTTATTATATATTATCATTAATAACAATAATAAACACTATTAAATATAGAGTTTTTTATTAAAAATGAGTACATCCGGCCCGATTCAAATCTACTTTACATTAGTGATTTTACATCAATCAGACGAAGAAAAAAATGATTTAATAGCACAGCTGATCTATGAAAATGAGGGTTTTAGTAACGTCATTTTCGATGTTTCAATGAGAAAAAGAGAAAGTAAAGTTGAGAAAAAGCAGCAATTATCTTCTAAACTTTTTAACTCATTTTTATCTAAAAATAAAGAAAATAAAAACAATAATAATTCTTCTTCAATCTTCTCTGAAATAATTAATCTTAATAATAAAAGTGAACATAAAGAAGTAGATATTTTTAATCAATCAGATGTTGATTGCGGCGAGGTTTGGTCATTTCAATCCTTCATTAATTATGCAAAATTTATAGCAAAAGTTAAGGGGATCGGACCATTTCTCATCTATAAAGTATATAATAAAAACGAAAATATTGTCTTACCATCATTTGCCGCAGAACACCCACTTTGCTCTAGAGTTATAATTGTTACAGATGCGGCCGATGTTTCATCTATGCCAGAATTTGTTCTGAAAAAATACCTTTCAGAACATTTTCGCTGGAAATTTATGAATAAATCTAAAGAAGAGGCGAGAACTTTCCTTACAGAAAGTCAAGATGGAACTTTTTCTTGTTCTATAAAAAGTGCAAAAAATGGGACGAGATATGCAAGTGAAAAGTTTTATTCCTTAAGAAAAACTTCAAAGAAAAATGATAAAGATGATGCCAGCGAAGCCGTCATCAAGGCGAAGCCTGGTGATAAAGACAGTAAATATAATCGATATAATTTTTCATACTTTGAATTTTATTCATGGAATTCGGCCGAAGACAAATACTTGAAATTGATAAGGAGAATATTGAAAGATCCGGCCCCTATTAAACTTGATAGAACAGGCACCGGAACAAAAAGTATTTTTGCGCCATCAATCTCTTTCAAACTTTATAGAATGTCATTTTTACAAACTAGTTTTAATGATGATCGATCGACTGTCTCCAGCTCCACAGGAGACGATAATGAAGTTATTAATAAAATTAAATCATTATCTCCTAAAATTCATCGCCGATATAGAGCAATTCTGCCTTTATTAACAACTAAAACTGTTCTCTTTAAATCAATTTATGAAGAATTATTATGGTTTCTCAGCGGCGATACTGATGCTAAAAACCTAGCGGCGAAAGGAGTAAATATTTGGAATGCGAATTCATCAAAGGAGGCTCTAAATAATCTTCCCGAACCAATGAAAAGTTATCAAGAGGGTCAATGCGGCCCGATCTACGGACACCAGTGGCGGAATTTTAATTCCGAAGGAATTGATCAAATTAAAAATATTATTCATTTATTAAAGACAGATCCGACATCTCGCCGCATGGTTCTTACAGCATGGAATCCGGCGCAATTAAATAAAATGTGCCTGCCGCCATGTCACATACTTTCCGTATTTTATACTAAAAAATCAAAAAAAGGAGATACCCGCTCCGGCCGGTCTTCGACAAGTATCACGTCGAAGACGGAAGATTCCATACTCGGCCTTTACTGTCATTTAACAATGAGATCTTCTGATGTTGGTCTCGGTTTACCTTTTAATATTGCATCATATTCTCTATTAACACATATGTTAGCATTATGCGCTGGAATGCGAGCAAGACAACTTAAAATTACTATGGTAGATTGTCATATTTATCAAAACCATATTATTAGTTTAGAAGAACAGTTACTGCGGCCGCCTATTAAAACATTCCCACAGATAATGCTTTCAGAAAAAATAGCGCAAAAAGTATTAGATTGTAGCTTATCTATAGATGATTTTGATAGTGATGACATCAAAATTAATAATTATTTTCCTGATCCTTTTATTAAAATGAAAATGGCGGTGTAAATTGCGGCCGAAATCATTCTGAATGACTATATATAATCTGTGGAAAAAATAAATAAAAAATAAATATCAATTAATCATTTTCTATTTTTAATTAATTATTTTTTATTTATTTTTTCCACAGATTATATATAGTCATTCAGAATAACATCAGCCGATTGCCGCCGAACATTCCTCTTTCAATTTTGTAAGATCGGCCGCTGGTAACTTATCACTATACTCATCAACCATTTTATTAAGATCAGTTACTAAAGAAGATTTAAATTCGGCGGCTCCAGTCGGTTCATCTTTAATGTTGCCGCGATAATAATCCCCAACAACTCCTTTCTCACTATCTATTTTCGTATCAATTATCTTTTTTGCATTATCGAATATTTCATTTCTATACATCTCGACAGTCGCCGCCTTTGACATTAATTTATCATGATCTAATAAAGTCAAAGATTCTAATAATCGGCCGGTTCTTCCAGTTACGCATACCATACTATCATCAGTTATTCCTTGAGTAGATGGGTTCATATCAGCTAATGCTGAAACAACTGCCTCCTGAATATTAGTTTTATTCTTTTCGTTTTTCTTATCTTTACTTCTTTCCCAAACGGCGGCGAGCACATCCATATCCGTACCTGAAAGATTAGTATTTAAAGCTGGATTATTATAAATTTTTTCAAGACATCTTATAGCTTTATTATTATTTTCAGCCTTATTCTTGTTAATAAATTCCATAATTTCTGCTTTGACTGCGGCCGGTGTAGATCTCGCCGCACCTTCCTTTATTTTATCATATGATTCTTTCATTGCTTTCGATACTGCCGAATCATGAACATTTTGAGGATCTGACGTATGTGTTTTGCTTTTTTCAAGGAAAATATCAGCGGCAGCAACTGGTACACCATCGGCCGCTCTCTGCGCATTTCGTCTTCTATCATTAATATTTTCGGTTTGCGCCGCATTTGCCATCCCTAATAATCCAGCAATTTCATTCACTAAAACATGCATATTATTATTCATTAAAATTTGGTTAAAAGCACCATCTCCTAACCCTATTTCATTATCTAAATCAAAATTTCGTATGTCCATTATTAACATCTCACGCCTATCCCAATCTTCTATTTCATCTAAAAAGTTTTCTGCAAATCCGGCCGTTCTTCTAATAATAAAATTAGGAGCAATATTACCAACTTCATCACCGCCGCGGCGAACATTTCCTAAAGCGCGGCGATAATTCAAAGCTATATCTCTAACTATTTCCGGGTGCCTCAAAGCCCGCCGCCTGTCCCCCTCCAAGAGATTATTTTCGAGCCCAAATCCCATAGCAAAATTTTCATCAGCATGTCTATCCTGCAAAGGAATTCTTTCTAATATATTCATAGCTTCAATAGCCCCATTATCCCAACCCCCGCCGCTTCTATCAAACGCTTCTTCAAAATCCTTCTTTTTTCCCTTTTTATACATGTTAAAAATTGCATATAAAATTATCAGAATTAAGATTAGTGTTACAACGGCGAAAACTATGGTACTTAAATTCATTATTATATTAAATTAATTTTGAGTTAAATTTCAAAAAATAATTTTTTTCTAAATATATAATATCAATTAACCTACACTAATACAGCCGCAATATCGGCCGTTTTTGCCCCCTTATCTTTTTCCTTAATTCTTTTCGAATCAAAAAAATCAACAATATCAATACCGCCGATTAAATCGCGGCGGAATTCATTATAAGATCCGCCGCCTTTATTCCACCAATTATTAAGAGCGGCCGCTTTTTCAGCTTTCGAAGAAAAGTTTTCAATTTTATTATTATCCTCATCCCCACTCTTCTTTCTTTTTTTCGCCGCAGTAACAACGATAATTCCAACAACCGCCGCAATAACCGCCGCAATTAAAATTAAATAAAACATAATTGAATAATTATTTTATCAACTTATATTAATGTCGAATAATAAATCTCTGTCTGAAATTTTTGGCTCATTAGAAAAAGAATGGAAGAAAATATTGTTTAGTGCGGCCGGGAATGCTCTATTAAAACCAGCGCTTAAAGAAGTAATAGATACTGTTGAAGATTTAAATGATATCGCGCCACCACTTGAGAACATTTTTCGAGCATTTCAATTATGCCCTTTTGAAAGCAGTAAAGTTATTATTCTTGGCCAGGATCCATATCCTACTCGCGGGCACGCATCCGGCCTAGCCTTTGCTCCAGAAAAAAACTCATTATTTCTGCCGAAATCTCTAAGTACTATCCTCGGCGCAGTAAAAAATGACATAAAATTTGGAGGAAAAATAGATGCTGACATATTATATGATTGGGCCGAAGATGGAGTTTTATTATTAAATACAGCATTAACTACTATCGTAGGTTCGTCTCTCGCACATGAAAAAATATGGAAGCAGTATACATCTTATTTAATTGAAAAATTGGCCGAAACTAAAAATTTTGTCTGGATTTTATGGGGAACGAAAGCATTTAATTATGAGAAAGATATCCTCGAAAAAAATAATAATTCTGTTATATTAAAATGGGGGCATCCATCACCATTAAATGCGGTGAATAAATCAGATAATCCAAAGAATTTTTCTTATTGTAATAATTTTTCAAAGGCGAATGAGGAGTTAATAGCAGCCGGATTTGAACCAATTTCGTGGATACCAGAAAGAATTAAAGGCGGCGAAAATCAAGAAAATAAACTTAATAAGAATGTTTTATATTGCGGCGCAGATGGAGCATGTTCTGGCAATGGCAAAGCAACAGCAAGAGCAGCCTGGGCGTATTCAATTTATGATACTGCCAATAAAATTGGCAATGAAGATGATAGCAAAACTATAGATCTAAATAATTTAAAAAAAGATAAAATATTTACAGCGGCGGGGCTTGTTACCGGCGGCGAAGATAATAAAAATGATATTAATAATACTAAAGATACTAATCAGCGCGCCGAATTACAAGCAATTAACTTTCTCTTGCTCCATATTCTTAAGAATAAAGATGATTTTCATAGTAAAAATTATGATCAAATTATGATTATTTCTGATAGTAAATATGCAATTTGTTCTATATCAGTATGGGGGCCGCGATGGATCCAAACAAATAAAACAAATAAAAAAAAGAATCTTGATATTATTCTTCCGGCGATAAAAAATTTAAAAGAAGTTGAAGCGGCCGGTTTTAAAGTAATATTTTATCATATAAGAGGACATCGGCCGTACCCTGCCTACAGTACTGATTTTGATCGTTTAGCTTGGCAATTGAATGATTGTGCTGATAAGGCGGCCGTTGTTGTTACCAGCGGCTAATATCTATATAAATATAAAAATAAATTTTAATTTAATAATATTCGTAATTTGAAATTTGATTTTATTTTTTTCAATATCAAAAACATGGAAGAAAAAACAATCTTTGATGATAAGAAAATTGCGGCGAATTTGACCTACAATTCTAATAAAATAATGAAATATTCATGCGGCCGATATTTTGTTAAAGATCCGGCCGATTTTAAGCCAATTATATTAGATGAGAGTTTTGGCCGCATGGTAACCCCGGCCGCTTTTAAAGGTCATCTTTTACAGCATCAAGAAGTATTGCTCCGCGCACTTCTTGATTTTGAAGAACGGCGGCAATTTCAATTAAACACTGGCGGCACTGACTCAGTCATATATTTAAATTCAAATTCTTGTTATCTTGTTGCGCCGGTGGGTACGGGCAAGACAATCATAATTTTGGCCGCTATTATCTCGCGGCCGATCCCTAAAAAGTTCATTAATACTCTTACATTTAAAGAAAAAGATATTCCATTTTTCTTCGGCTCTCAAGAAGGATTTTATAAATCGGGAATATTAGACCATACCAAAATCCATTTCCAATATTCAAATATTTTACACGGAAGTTTGATAGCTGTAATGCCTTCAGTTTTCGATCAGTGGGCGGCAGAAATCAAAAAATTCACAAATCTAAAAGTATTAGAAGTATCAAATGTTGTTGATTTACGGAATTTTGAAGCAAAGATGATTTCGGCCGAAATCAACAATTATGATATAATTCTTGTAAAAAATAATTATATCACAACAAATAGAGGATTTAGAACGGCCGATTTTAATACTAATAAACAAGAACATATTAATGAAGTAAAAATCAAATCAATTTTATATGCAATAACACTAATTATTAAGGCGGCCGATGCTTGTTTTTCATGGGGTATTTATGATGATTATGATAGTTCGACACCTCCGGCCGATGCCTCTCTACCCCCCTCTCTTTTCAATGTATTTGTTTCATCAACTACTGGAATTTCCTCTGGAGAATCAAAAAAATTAAAAAGTTCAGAAGAATTTTCATCAAGAAAAATTATAAAAAATAGAGAAGTCGATAATCCTAATTTATCAAGATTACATTTTAATTCGCTTTCTATTAATAATTATGTTGGTAGAACGGCCGCCTTTGAACATGAAATTCTTAAGAATTTATTTGCAAGTTTTAATAAAATCGGTGAAGATTTATTACATACAAATATATTTTCATTTGGTTGTTCGACCGCTTTCGTACAAAAATGCGTTGATATTCCGGCGCCAATTCATCGTATATATAAAATCCGCCGCCATGATGCTTGGGCAATCGCCGCAATCGGCGAACTTGGCGCAAACACTGTGCTTGAAATGTTGAATTCTGATGCATTAGAATCGGCCGCATCTTACGTAGGAGCTAATATCGCATCAACACCAACTGATATTCTTAAAAATATTCTTGATAAAAATTACTCTGAATTTATTGCGGCAAAAAAGATAATTATTCGCTTGAAAAAATGGAGAGAAGAATATATTAATAAATATCAAAAACAACAAAATTATTATTTTGATCGAAACGAAAGTGATGAATTATTGAATAGTATCATCAATTCAATTATAACATCCGGCCGCATTAAAAAAGATTTAGTAACTTGGTTTAGCACTAAGTTAATTCAAAAAATAGATGAAACTATCGCTGAAAAAAGTAAAATAGAAGAATCTTTAAGAAATATTCTCCGCCGCTTTAATGCGAATATGTCGGAAAAAGAATGTCCTATTTGTTGTAATGCACTTGAAAATACATCTATCGCCGTAACAAAATGCTGCTCTCTTCCTTTATGCAGTAGCTGCATTTCAAACAGCGGCCGTTTTAACATTGTTAAATCAACATCATTTCCAACCGTTCGGCAGTCATCCGATCGAAGTTCTCCAATGAATAACGGCGGCGAAAATATTATTAGTGGTAAGTGTCCTCAATGTAGATCAACAATTACATTTCCAAAAGATGTTTGTATTATTTCTACTAAAAAAATGATGCTAACATCCATCGATTCTTCTTGTAATATTGATGAAAATATTTTGAATGAAATTGATGAAAATATTTTGAATGAAATTGAAGTTGATAATAATGAAAAAGGAGAAATTATAGAAGAAAAAATTGAAGAAATGATAGAAGAAATGATAGAAGAAAAAGAAGAGGAAGTAATAGAAGAAAAGGAAAAAAAAGATGAAAAAGATAACACTCTAGAGAATACTTTTTCTAAAAAAATACGTAAAGTATGGGACATAGCTACATCAAAAAATGATGATAATTCATCTAAAAATTCTAAAAAAACTTTGATTGAAGATGATGAAATTCAAATCATAAATCCAACTTTAGAAGAAGATAAAGTAAGATGGAATCTCTATACGAGTGCAAAAATAATTGAAACACCGGCCGATTCACCAAAGAAAATTCTATTATTTTCAAATTGGGCCGAATGTTTCAAATACGTATATAATTTTGGTAAAACTTCTGGCTTTTTAAAGCAAGTGGATGTATTAAAACTCCACGGCGGACCTCATCAACTTTCATCAATATTAAATGAATTTATTAACAGTAAAAAAGATGCAATTCTCTTTATTGATTCTATGAAATATTGCGCCGGAATGAATATACAAGCGGCGACCCATGTTATTTTCATGCATAAAATTCTAGATGAAAGAATTATGACACAATTAATCGGCCGCACTACAAGAATCGGCCGCACTTTCTCAGTTAAAATTTATTCCCTTCTTTATGATATGGAATAAATATTTAATTTTATTTTATTTTTTCCATAGATTATATATAGACAATATTTATTACATCGGCCGCATGGGCACCTATCCTTCTTCACCCATTTCCTCCTCTAATACCTTGCTTTGTAACAATATAGAATGTACATCTACTATGAAAATATCTAGTGGGAAAGATGAAATTACTCTTCCGATGCCAGCAAAATTTTTATGTAAAAAATGCCAACAAGTTGGATATTGTTGTCAAAAATGCCTCGATACTGACAAACAAAGACACCAACTCGGAGCTTGTCAAAATTTATTCAAATGATAATATATTGATATCAATATAAACATAAAATATAGAATATAAAATGATTTATTTAGATAATAATGCTACTACATTTATGCCTAAAATTGTCATAGAAAGTATGATTAAATGGATGAATAAAGGTAATCCTTCATCTTCATATAAGGCGGCGGTTTCATCTCGCGAGATGATGTTTTCCTTTAAAAAATATATTGCACAAATCTGCGGTTTTAATCTTAACGATTGGGAGATTATTTTTAATTCATGCTCCACTGAAGGAAATTCATTTATAATAAACGCAGTTGTAAATTCATATTTTTTATATAAAAATAATACAGGATCAATATCTCCCACCCTTGGTATGAAATCCGCGGAGCGGGTATCTCCATTAGAACAAAGAGTATGTAAATTTCCGCATATTATTGCAAGCGAAATCGAACATAAATCTATCCTTCTCGCGCTCGATCAACTTAAAAAGTATAGAAATATAGAATATACATTAGTCAAACCAAATAAATTAGGATTTATCACGGCCGAAAGTGTTAAAAAAGAGATTCGATCTAATACATGTTTAATTACGATAATGGCCGCGAATAACGAAACAGGCAGCATTATGGATATTGTAGGAATATCTAAGATATCACATGATGCTGGCATACCTTTTCATACGGATGCGGCTCAATATTTTGGTAAATATATAATGTCATTTCCAGTGCTGCCAGCGAAGATGTCATCTTCACCGCCAGTTTCAATGGCATCACCAGGCTTCGCCTCGATGATCGCAGAGCGGGCATCATCCGCCTTTGAAAAAAAAATTCCAGAAGATGTTGATTCATTTGTTGTATCATTTCATAAAATACATGGGCCGCCTGGATCCGGATTTATCGCCATCAAAAAAGAATTTCTTAAATTATATGATCTTGGGCCGCAGATTTATGGCACACAAAATGAAGGTTTACGCGGCGGCACAGAAAATATTCCGGCAATTGCCGGATCAATGACGGCATTAAAATTTACATTAAATGAACGTGCGGCGAAAAACAAATTTCTTCTTGAATGTAAAGAATATACAATGAAATTATTAGCAAATACAGGAATTCCTTGTCTCACTTTAGAAGAATATATTCAAAGAGGAAATCCGGCCGCACTTCCAACAATGGAGATAGTGTTTATTAGCGGCCTGAACCCAACAAGATGGCTTCCTAATACTTTACTTATTTCTATAATTAAAAATTCCCCAAGTAAACCTGAAATGTGTAACACAGAAATAAAAAATAGACTTGCGGAAAAAAATATTGTTATTTCTATAGGATCAGCTTGTAATACGGCCAGTAAATATGCATCACATGTGTTATATGCAATAGATGCTGATGAAAAAATGAAAAAGGGTGCTTTAAGAATATCATTCGGAGATTATACATCCTCTGGTTCTGCCGCCGAGAAAAAAAAATAAAAAAGATGAGTTAAAGATATTTGTTAAAGAATTAGCATTAATTCTTAAAGAATATCTTCCATAAAATGATTAATATTTATTATTTATTATTTATTATTTATTATTTTTTATTTTTTTATTTTTTATTTTTTTCCAACTGCTTTACTTGCGGCCGAAGTTGTAGCTACAGCCACTGTAGCTGCGGCGGCTGATTTTGATGGCGCAGCGGCCGATTTTGATGTTTTAGCAGCCTTGATTGTGATTTTCGCCGCTGTATGAGGAGATGTTGCCGCAGGTGTTACTGTAGCCGCAGCCATAGTGGCAGTCATAGCCGTAGTAGCTACTACAGGAGAAATTGTAGTTGTTGCATTCGCCGCAGTTGATGAAGGTACTTCGCCGCTTTTACTTTCATTTTCTTGATTTAAAGGTGTATTATCTTCTTCGGCCGTATTATCTTCATGTTCTTCTTTTTTATTTTTCTTTCTATTATTTTTTGTTGGTTTAGTAGACACTGCCTCTCCTTTATTTTTTGTTTTAGTGGTTGTAGTTTTTATCTTATTTTCATTATTTTTTGTTTTTACACTTTCTTCATTATTCTCTTTTTTCTTCCCTTTCTTCTTTTCCGCAGGAGCTTTTGGTTTAGAAGTTTTCGTTGTAGATTCTGTTTTATTGATAGTTGATGTAGCTGTCAATAAAACAGAAGATTCCCGCTTTGCGGTTTTCACACCAAAGGTGGGAGATTCTTTCTGCGATGATGTTACACTAGATGTGTGAGATTTATTATTTTGTTTTTTAGTTGTATTTGCTGAAGAATTCGAAATGTTATTATTAGCATTGACCATATTCTTCTTTTCTTCTTCTGCTGATTTAACATAGAGCATATAATCTTCCATCTTTTTATTATTACATGGTACATTATCTTTAGTATCATCGAGCTCTGCTCGAATGTTTGCAGAGCGGGCATCATTGTAATTAATATATCGGCCGACTTCATCCCAATTACTTTTCATAAAATTATAATCAATACACTGAACCATAGGAATATCTTCTTCCTTAAGATATGTTGGTTTTTTAACTTCTTCACTGCCGCCGTTTTCTTTTACTTTTTCTACTTTTTTATTATATCTATTTAAAGCATTAAGAGAAGATTTTTCTCGACGTTTTGAAATAGTATGTTCAACATCTTCGAGTTGAATGATATATCCGGCCAAAACACATTTTAAAAGATCTTCGCCGACACTAAATGAATTTAAATGGTGAAAATTCTTCATAACAATAATGCTATTTGCGATCTTTTTTATCATTTGAAAAATTAAAAGAGATAAAAATTCCTTTGTGGATGTTCTAACTTTAATACCGAAAAATTCCTTATGAACATATTTCTTAACTTCTTCATTTTCTCCTTCAGATTTGACTAAATTGAAGACAATATTCTTGTAAATTTTTGTTATATAAGTAAAGAAATATTTGCTTTTATTTTCTTCGGCGGGAGAGGTTGTATCATTGATTTCAGCTATATCAGATACGTCAGTGACATCAGCTACGTCTGTTACATCAACTTCCTCATTTGAACCAACTGAACCATTAGGAGTATTTTGACCATCGGCGGGTTCTTCTTCATTATTCATTTTTTCAGCGGTTGATGCCGAAGTTTTATCCTTTTCGCCGGATTCTTCCTCATTTTTAACATCATTCACTAACTCAACCCAAGCTGGTAAATTGCAAAAGACAGAATAAGTTTTTAATAATTCTGCATTTTTCACGAGATGATTTTTATCAACCATTTTTCTATTAGCATCAAGAACATTTTTAAAAGAATTTCTTAAAATCTCTTCGATCGAAAATTCGAAAAATCTTGAAAGAATATTTGATAAATGATTACTAAATTTGATTTTAATGCGGCCGAGATCCTGTTTTTCTTCTTGAACAAGAAGCATTTTCTTATATTCCGTCATATCAACAATTTCTTTGAGGCGCTTATCGGCCGCTTTAAACATTTCATTTGCGGCCGCTGTTTCTTCTTTCGTTTTTGGATTTTCTCCTTCCTTAGGCACAAATTCCAACACATTTTTTGCTTCTTTAAGCTTTTTTGTTACTTCATTAAATTCTTTTAATCCGGCGGCCAATTCAGCTTTTTTAGCTTCAATAAGCTTAAGAACATCTCCATTAAGATACATTGACATTACTTTTCTCACACGAGAGGGTGCAACAAGTGGTTCCATTATTTTGCTCTTTTTAGTATGTATTAATATTTTATACTTGTTTATATTGAAATTTAATGTTATATGATATTATTTTTACTTCAATAAAAATTTTTCAATCCTCTTTTTTGATATTAAAATAATTTTGAATGAGAATGCGGCCGGAATAAAATTTAAATAATCTATATACTATAGAAAAAAATAAATTTAATAAATAATTAATTAATTATTTATCTTTTTCTTATAGTATATAGATTACACTATAAAAATTATACCGCCCGATTTTTATGCCATTGGCAGTGTGTTGAACCAGCGGCCGGCCGTCTTTCACAAACTTTTCCATTAGATTTATTGATTGCGCCGCAAATAACATTAACTTTTGGAACATGAATTTCGCCGCCTTCATGTCTATCTTCTTGATTCCCGCCGCGTTGATCTTCGATTTCTACTTGATGATTTTCATGCGAAACATTTTCGATTTCTAAGTGTTCATCTTTTGCGTTGATGATATTTTCATTTTCTTGATATTGTAATAAAGAATTTTGTTCATTAATTTTTTCATTCATTGCTTTCTCAAATTCATCATTTTCATCTATTAGTTTAAAATTATTTTTATCATCGCCTCCTGTGGAGCGGGAGACAGTCGCTAGACGTTCATCATTTGAAGTATTAAAATTATTATTCATAACTTTACGTATTTCATCATTAATAAATTCATCATTTTCTTGTTTTAATCTATCTACAATGGTAGTAGTAAAATTATCTTCATCAGGTTTTTCTTCTGAAATAATTTTACTACTCAAAATCTTAACACCATCTCTTTTTTCAGTTTTAATCTCATCATTAGATCTAATTTTATTTTCATTATATACAGGAGTATTTTTAATAATTTTATCAAGTTCATCAACAGATACATTTGAAACGTTATTTTCATGAATATTAACTTCGGCGGCTGATTCCATCATTTGTTTGTTATTTAAATTTGGATCTGCTGTAAAATTCTTTACTTGCATATTTTTTGGGTTGTAATGTTGAGGAGCATTTACTTTCAAATTTTTTTGTTGTATCATACCTGCTCCCATAGCGCCGCCGTTGAAAAATTTTTGCTGTCTAGTGTTACCAACATTACCATTATTATCACCCGGAGTTAAATTATTATCATCTTTTTTGTAGAAAAAGTAGTAATAGATAATAGCAACAATTAAAAGAACTAGTAAAACGACTACTAAAATAACAAAAACTTTTTTATTAACTCCAAGAAAAGTTTTCTCTTGATTTAATGATGGTAATTCTTCTCCCGCATTTTTTTGATTTTTAGAAGTATTTGATATCGGCGGCTGATATCTTAATTTATTATTTTGTATTAATTTTTCATAATTTTCATAATTTTCATCATCATTAATCCCGCCGCTGCCTAAATATTCTTTATCAAAATCCGTTGATTTTGGTTCATTTTTTTCAATTCTAAATTTTTGTTTTGATTTCGGCCGCTTGTCCAACAATGAAGGATCCGAGATTTTTGGAACAACTGGAATAGAAGTATTGTCCATAATTTTTTATAATATAGAAAGTATATTAGTAATCTAAATAAACTATGATTGAAAATTTAGAAAGAAAAATTGATCTTATCAAGGAATTACAGAAACTCTTCGCCGTTGTATTAAATGAAACTCCGCTCTTAGAAATTATAAAAAAGTTAGATTTGGATGAATATAAACGAGCAAATATTTCTGAAAAAAAATTTGAGGAAAAAGCGGCCGAATTTATAAATGCCATAAAATCAAGTAAAGATATGCAGCAGAATTTAGATGAATTATATGAATTATATAATATTATTGAAGATTGTATGTCACATGCGGCCGATTTTTATGGAGTAATATCATCTCCAAAATACGTATCCTTGGCTATCTTTAATACAACAGAAACACGTTCTCTTTCTATTCAAAAACTAATTACGAAAATAAATGAGACAAATACAGCATTAAAAAAATCCATTTTGGAAGAGGATTATAATGAATTTTTTCCATTAATTTTTAGTACTTTTTCTCAAGAATTAACATCGGCCGATGATAAAAAAAGAGCAAAAAATTTAGATAAAATTAAAGAAAAGATACTAAAATTCTTGAAAAAAAGATCGAATTTTCTTACGATTTGGTTTGTTAAAAAACTATCTTCTATTTATTCTTATGATAAAGAATTAAAAAATATTGTTGAAAAAATGAAAGATAAAGAATTAATGATTGAGAGAGATGATGATAATATAGACGATGAAAAAAATATAATTTCAATTGATGATATACCTTTTATCGATGGTTTAGTACCGATAACAAAAGCTATTCCCAAAGAAAAAATGTTAAAAAATATTAAAAATATCATAGATTCAGATCTGAAAATTAATGTTATAGAAATAAATTTATCATATTCTTCCCAAGAAAAACGTAATAATTATGAATTAGATTTCTTTATTTCGCCGCTATTTACAACGGCCGCCGCCGTCGATCTTCCAATAAATAAAGAAGTTATAGATGTAACAACAACCATTATAAAACTCCCGCCGAATGAAGAAAATGATAATAAAAAGCAAAAAAAATCCTTAAAAAATGATAAAACAAACAATAATTTTAATATAATTAATTTCATTAAATGGCATAAATCCCATCCAAAAACTTTAATTATTGAGACTTTACCTAATAATTTTAGTAGAATTTTATCAAAAATTATGTATCCAAATTATGGTCAAAAAGATACTGATAATTTAAATAAAAAGGGTTTAATTGCGGCCGCTGTCGATACAATAATAGCTGAAGAATTTCTCAAAAGAAAAAGATTAAGACCGGCCGCTTTCAACAAAATAATTGAAGATGAATTTTTATCGCGCGCCGAAAATACTAAATTTTCTTATCTAATCGATATATATGAAAAAAGAAAAATAGAAGATGTAAATACTTCTATGATTAAACAAAATATTCTTTCAGAATTGTCTTCTTATTTTAAAACGGCCGATTATAAAAAATTAAAATCAAAAAATCAAGAAGAAAATTCTTCTTTTGATAAAAATATTATAATTAAAGAAATAGTGCCGCGCGAAAAATTAGTGACGTTACTTTCTAATGTTCTTTTTAAAAAAACAGATGAGAAAAATATTGAATATTCTTTAACAATTATTAGAAAAAATAGAGTTCTTATTAATGAATTCTGCCGCGAATTCTACTTTCATTTTATGAAAAGTAAAATTTCTTTATCAAGTGAGAATGAGAAAAGTATCATTGGTTTTCTCGAAGATTCGGCGAATTATGCATTTGAAGTATTGGATTCGGCACCTTCTATGTGGAAATCAGCCGAATATTCACTCAAAGAATTTATTATGGAAAATCGATTTAATATTTAAATAATTATAAAAGTAAAAAATATTAAATAATTAAATGCCACCAAAAGCAGATAAATCTAAAAAAGTTACAAGCGGCCAAAATCATAATATTCTATCTTCATTATCTTCGGCACAATCGGCGCCTTTAGTAACAACAACTAATGAGCAAAATAATGACACTGAAACAAATAATAATTTAACTTCTTCTACTGATCAACAAACAGTAAATACAATTAATTTAAATAATTTTAATAACACAGAAACAAAGAAAAAACCAGGTCGGCCGCGGAAAACAAATAATGGTAATTGCGGCGAAATTCTCGGTATAGTAAATTCGCCGCTTAGAGAAGAAAATAGTATGGAAATGATCTATGATAATCCTATTCTTTTTAAAAAAATATTTTGTTTACTGAAGGCCGCAGATGTCAATGATTTAACTCTCATTTTTGCTCGTACATACATCCGCATCCTTGTCAAAGAAGAAGAGTCTGGGAATCTTATTTGTGTTAATATATCGGCGAAATTTCTTAACCGCTATTATCTTGATGAAAAATTTGAGCAAATTGAAGCTTTAGTTAAAAGAGAAGGATTTGAAAAAATATTCCGTCGCGTCAATAAAAATTTCAATGAAGTAATGTTTTTCATCAATAAAGAAGATATAAATTCTATTATTAATGTAAGACTAGTTAGTAAGTCCGGCGGGCTCACAAAAGAGAATGAGATCGAAGTATACCAAAGAACAACTGAAACAATACCAGATTTTCCAGATGATTTTAATGAAGTTCTCGCCGCTTTAAACGACGATTCCGAATGGTCAAGTAGAAATGTTAACAACGGCGGAAATAATAGATATTATCACGGCCCTATTTCTCTTGAAAAATTTAAAGTTCAATTCACACTTATCAGTAAAGTTTTCAAATCTATGATAGATGAAATACACAATTATAAAAATTCTTCTTTTGAAATTTCTAAATGCGGCCGCACTAACGAACCCCTAACTATTTCATCTTTTGGAATGAATAAATTTAAAACAACATACACTTATGATAATCCGGCCATTATAAATCTTAGAACAAATCTTCCTGATAGGGAAGATAATATATTTTCAACATCATTATTTGTTGAAAAAGTGCGGCAATTCACTAATAATATTATTGGTGAAACAGTGGACATCGCCGCAAGTAGCAATGAAAATAATATAGTACGTTTTATTTCTGAATCTGATAGAAGAATTTGCATTACAGATACCGGCCATCGTTGTGAAGGTTTTGTTTGTCAACTTATCATTTATTGTTTTTCATAATCAAATATAATAATTTTTTTATAAAACAATATAGTAATTAATAATAATAAGATGGAGCATTACCTAATAAAGTTACCAAAAGAATTTGAAGCTAAAAAAGCAATGAGTACACGTGGAATAAATCCATTAGAAGATTTTATTGAACATTTTGCACAAGCGGCGAATTGTCCAAAAGCAAATATTAAATCAAATATTTTCTATGAAGTACATAATAAAGGTGAAGAAGTGGATTATTTTCTTTGCGGCGAATTATCAAAAGAATGTTATGAAGAAATAATAAATAGAGGACTTATGAGCAAAGGCAGCCTTATTAGTAAACAAAAATATAAAGAAAAAATAGAAGAAATAAATAAGAATGCTGCTGAAGATATTACAAAATCTAATCAACAAATTTTTATGATTCAATATCAAGGCGATAAAATTAAAGTTAAAAAAATAGCTCCCACTACTAGCGCATCTCAAGGAGAATGCAAAATTTTATAAACTTTTATAAAATCGGCCGCCTTTTAACTTCTCTTTTTTTTGAGTTTATAAGTGTTTATAAGTTCTTTAATATAGGATAATGTGGCAAAAAGATTTAACAGATTATGAATATATTGAAGGTGCGGCCGATGACCAAACTTCATTAATTTTTGATTCTTTAAACAAAGATATTGTTAGTGTTCCGGCCGATGAACTTGATACATTCGATTTTTCAAAACATATGATAACTTACTCAGGCAATAATGATGATCGTCTAGCGACTGTCTCCCGCTCCATAGGAGACGATGATAATAGTAAAACTGGCGGCCGAGCTTCACTATTGCCACAAAACTTTGAGGATGAAATAAATATTTCATTTAATGAAACAAACGAAATCACTGGCTCTGATGATATCACAACCTTTTCACCTTTAGTTGGAGGCGATGATGCCCTATCATCTTTAATAAATTTAGAAACCGAAGATTTTTCTGATTATAACGGCGAAAAAGGTGGTAGATCTTCATACAGGGGCCGTGTAATCGCTCTCGGTGATTGGATTAAAATGGGCGGCACTATTTTAGATAAAGATATTGAAAGTGAAATAACTCCTATTGAATTTTCTTCATCTGAAGAAAGTGAAGAAAATATTTTACTCAGTGGTTCAAGTGAAATTGAAATTACTTTAGATGATGATAATGATGATCGTCTAACGACGATCCGCTCCATAGGAGACGATGATGATATCGAAATAGAATTTCAAGGCTCTGCCGAAGAAGTTGAAGAAGATCCTTCGCCGATGTTGCATCTTCCTTCCAAAAAAAATGAAGGAGAAGAATTAACACAATTAAAGAAAATAATTCCGGCCGCGATTACCGAATGTTCCATAACAAGAACAAAAATTGATCCATCTTTTAAGGGAGTATGTTCATCCGATGAAACAGTCAAAAAAATCGCATCAGTTTTTGATGTAAGTAAAGAAAACTCGCCGAAAGAAATATTAGAAGCGGCGAAAAAAGAAACTTCATGTTCTAATGAAATTTGTGTCCTGAGAAGTAAAAAAGTTATAGAGAAAGTCGGCGATCATAAAATAACAAAAGAAATTGCAAGTAATTTTAAGCTTAACGGGCCAGTAGATATAACACTTTTATCGAATATTAATATTGATGATGCTATTTTAAATCAGTGGATGGATGCATTCCCTGACTTTTTTAATATGGGTTTTACAATGAGTGATTTTGATCTAAAGCAGATTAGACATGATGATGTGTTTAATATAAAAAATTTAGAACCAGATAGGACTGGAAATGGTCTTGGTTCAGTTAGTATAGTTAATATTTTAAACCCTACAAGTAAGTTTAAAACGGCGGCGAGTGTTCTCAATACAGATGTTCATTCTGGAGCAGGTAAACATTGGATGGCAATGTTCATCGATGCGAGAAAGAAGGAAATTACAATAGAATTTTTTAATAGTTCAGGTAATGTTCCACAGATTAATTTTAAATCTTGGATGTCAGCCGCGGCGACACTCCTCACTTCCTCATTTCCAGGTAAAACAGTTAAAGAAGTTATAGTAACGAGAATGATGCATCAACACTCACAAACGGAATGCGGCGTATATGCCTTGTTCTATATTTGGGCTAGATTAAATGGTATTCCTTATGAATCTTTTAAAAATTCTCGTGTTCCAGATGAATTAATGTTAGAATTTCGGCAGCATCTTTTCTCTGGCGGTATTTTTAAAGCCGGCGAACAATGGAATTTTGATAAATATAAACGTCTCGTAAAGGTTAAATGGGAAAGTGGATTTTCATATTAAATATTACATGCGGCCGATTTCATCTTTATAAATTTTTATAAAAATTTTTAATGATGTTTTTAAAGCATAAACTGAAAATTTTCAAATGCTTAAAACCATAACTTTGCACCTTAAATCATTCATTTTTATTACCTGAGACACCCGCCGCAATCTAAACATTTAGGTAGAGACTAATTATTTTCATGAAAATTCATTGATTTTTACAAAAAAATATATGAAAAAAGGGGCTATTTTCAAAAACCTCCCATAGGTATACCTATGGGAAAAAATATTTTTAACCAAAAGTGTAAAGTGTAAGATGTAAAATTACTTTTATTTTTTGATAAAAGTTTTTGTAAATTATGACGAATCTTCAAATGATTAAAACGGCCGTTTTACCATATAAATCAATCTTTTTCATCGTTTGAACCCCCGCCGCAATCTAAACATTTAGGTAAAGTTATGTTATTTTTATTGATTTTTCATTGATTTTCACAAAAATTTATATGAAAAAAGGGACATTTTTACAAATCTATTCATAGATATATGGTTATATATACAATCATTTTTCTATTTATCATTTTTCCTCTATAAAAAATACATTGAAGAAATCCATATTTTCTTCTTTAAAAAAATCAAATATTATTTTTTACGAATTGATATAACAAATAAAATAATGATTGATGATATTAATGATTATCTCGGCGGCTGTGAAGGAAAAAATATGTTGATAGCTGTTGCTGTCGCTATCATTGTCGCCGTATGTATTTACATTTTTTATATTAGAAAAACTTATAAAGAAACTATCATGGCAAAACCAGTTCTTAGAACAGAATTACTAACTCCTATGCCTAGTTATCTTTATTTAGAAAAAGAGAAATATATTCCAGCTTCCGGAGGCAATTTTAATCCAGATAAAGGATCTTATGGAGCGCGCGAAGCTTTTATAATGAATGACGGCCGCGATGTAAACTCGGCCGATTTATTCATGCAAGTATATGATAATCTCGCGCCGCAGAAATTTTAAATTAAACAATAGAATTTATTTTTTAATATTAAATTCATGCGTATTATTTATATATAAAACATTAAATGGAATTACAATCTTTCCTTATCGGAGCAATCATCGGTATCCTTCTGACAGTAGTAATTTTAGCTAAAAATTTCATGAATAGTATGGATAAATTACATGAATTAATGAAAAAATTCGAAGGATTTAGTGCAGGTCAAATGGCTGAATATGGAGTCGTGCCGAAAGTAAAACTCTTCAATAAATCAAGAGATGTTGATCGATAAATTATGATCAAAAAAAATAAATTATTTTTTTTGATTATATTATTTTTTACACTTTTTCTATAAATTTTGTTGCTGAACTCGGCGAAAATCGATTATTAATAAGTATAGAACCGGCCGCCCCCGTACAAACATTTCTTCTTATATTGACGTCAGGATTTGACACATTAGCGTAAAAAGATCTAACAATTGATGTTGGCAATTGACATCTATCCATCGAATTACAGCCGTTATTTAAAAAGCTTTCTTTTTTGACAAAGCCATGATTACTATCAATTTTAAAATTTGTTGTTATATCAGAATTTTGATTGAGAATATAAGAGAAAAGAGACTCATCCATTAATTTTTTATCTGAAGAACAGGATGATTTTAACTTGCTGCCGAGGATACTATCATCTTCTAATTTTGAATAACAACTTTTATCTAAAGTTGGGCTCGCGCGTAATATAGTTTCTCTAGATTGGCATGCTAATCCCATATCAGTTGATGAAGATCCTTTTGGATTATTCAAATAATTATTACCATAATCAATACTGCTTAAATTATCCATTTTAATTTCGGTATCTTTCAATGCACCGGATCTGCGGCAAGTTATCGGCCGCGCAATATACGTATTCTTTTTTCCTAAAAATTTCTCTTGTGCTGAAGGTTCTTTATTGATTACTGTTGTTTTTTTAGCTGATGCCTTCGAAGGCATTGTCAAAGATACAAGTTCGGCGGCCGACATTGCTGGCCACGCAGAACCAGGCCAGACAAAAGGATTGATCATATAATCATCTCCAGGTAAAATGGGGCCGCAGGGAGCGGCCGCAGTCGACGCATTACAGCCAAAATTGGAACATCCATCAGGTGTACATGGGCCAGTATATGGGCCGCGAACTCCACTATCTGATGAATAGGCTAGTGAAAAAAATTGTTCTTTTTTTGATGCCTTCCAATAAAAAAATCCTATAAAAACAATAACAACTATTATCATTAATGCAAATAATAATTTATGCATACTCTTTTAAAATTGACTTTAATATATCATTCAAAAAATATAAAAATACGGCTAAAAATGAATAACCATAATTCTATTGTTAAAGATAATGATGAAATTAATACTGAAATTAATACTGAAATTGATAAGGAAACTAGTATATTTAAAACACTCATATTAGAAAAAAATAAAATATCAAATATTTTCCACAAAAATACATTGAAATTTATAGGAAAATATAGTAGTTCCGGCGATGTTACTCAAGCTTTACACAATAATTTTCACTCTAAAAATAATAAAATTATAGAAAAAATAGTGGAAAAAAGCGGCGAAAATGATGTTGAAATTATTAAAGAATTGTATAAAATGCGGCCGATTTTGACCAAAAAACTTAATAAAAATGATAATAAAAATAGATCTTTAGGGAGGGCGAATGATATAATTGATGTGTTAAAAGCGGCCGGAATGCTCGATATTATAAAAAAATATCACTCATCTGGCCGCATTTTAAACATCCTTGATATAGGTTGCGCCGATGCTTCAATTATAATTTCTTTACGTTCGGCTCTAAATAAAATTCTTTCCGAAGAGGATAATAATTCACTTTCTTCAGCATCAACAAACATTATTAAACTTCATGGAACAGATATTTATGATCCAAAAATTTCATCCGCGGCCGGTGTTAACTTTAAATTAAATGATGAAAAATCGTTACCTTTTGAAAAAAATTCGATGGATATTGTTCTTTGTTTAATGACAATGCATCACTTTCGTCATCTTAATGAAATGCTAGCCGCTATTAATAAAGTTTTAAATTCAACAGGAATATTTATTTTTAGAGAACATGACCTGCCGGCCGATCCCATTTATAAACCATTAGAATGGAAATTTTTAGAAATGGTTCATATAATGGAAGAATGCATTTTCCATCCTTTGCCGGGTGATAAAATTATAGAAACATTTTTATCTAGTCATTTCTCTAATTATAAATCCGCCGCCGAGTGGAAAAAAATTATAGAGGAAAAAATAGCCAATTCTAAAATTATTTACTTCAATGATTTTTCTAATCTTATACCAAAAAATATAAAAAATATATCTGTAGAAACATTATTAACATATAATCCGCAGAGGGTATATTGGTCGGCAGCATTAAAGAAAGGCTAAATTTTATATGATCAATAACAACACTTTATTTTTTCTTCAAAAAAAATATCTAAAAATTGTAAAGGGAAACCCGCTTTTTGAAAAGAGAGTTTTTAATGTTTTCTGCGAGAGTGTCTTTTTCCTCCTCGTTTAGAATGTTTTGATTTAGATTTGCTCTTTTTTCCTTTACTTGCTGATTTAGATCGTCTTCGACGGGATCTTCCGCCAGAAACATTGGTATTCATATCGTTCATTTTCTTTTTTATATTAAATAAGCATAAAAATTAAAAAAAATAATTAATAGAAATGGATATTGTGAATAAGATATTATTAATAATATCTTTAGCACTAAAATATTTAAGATAATTTTAAATATTAAAATTATATGGTAGTAGAAGTACAAAAAATAAGAATCGTTTTATTTCAAAGAGATTTACGATTAGATGATAATACAATGGTTTTAGCCGCGGCCGAACATGCACTCGAAGGAGATGACATAATACTCCCTTTATTTATCTTTGATCCGCATCAAATAGATGAAACAAAAAATAAGTGGAGATCGGCCGCATGCCAAACATTTATGATAGAATCATTATTAGATTTACAATTAAATTTAGAAGAAAATTCTGCAGCATTAATGACAATTTATGGAGATCCGGCCGCTGTTTTATCTTCTATAATTTCTTCTACAGAAATTTCTGCCGTTTATCTTCATATTGATTTTACTCCTTTTTCAAAAGAAAGAAGAAGTAAAATTGAAAAAGTTTGTAAAAAATTTGGTGTAGAATATTTTGAATATCAAGATTATCTTTTATTAGATGAATTAATTAATACCGGCAAACAGACGGCTGAAGATGATACCAGCCGAGCAGAGCTCACGGCTTTGCCAGGAAATAAACATCCATATAAAATCTTTGGAGCTTTTTATAAAGCAATAAAATTAAAAAAAGTGCGCAACATCGATAAAAAACAACAACAAATTTTACTTAAAAAAACTCCTTGGATGTCTCCTGCCGCTGCTAAAAAATTTATTAAATCTTTCATTGGAACGGCCGGCCGCATGTGTAAAATTACAGAATTTATGCCAGAAAAAATGATAAATTCAGATAAGGAAATTAGTAAAGGCGGCCGATATAACGCATTAAAATTATTAAAAAAAATACTCGATAATAAAGAAAATTCTATAGAAAAATATGCAATAAAGAGAGATGAGTTAAGTTACAATGACACTTTAGAAGATGTTCTTTTCAATAAAAAAAGTGGTGAGAATTATAATTTTATTACTTCTCATCTTTCAGCATATATAAAATTTGGATGTGTTTCCATCAGAGAAGTATATCATTTTTTTAAAGAAAATATTAAAAATAGTAAATCACGAAAATCATTATTACGTCAACTTTATTGGAGAGATTTTTTCTATAATTTAATTTGGTCGGATCCATACGCTTTGGATTCATCTTACAATCAAGTTTTTGAAAAAATAGCCTGGATAAGTGATCCAGCCGAAGTAAAAAGAAGACTTTTAATATGGAAAGAAGGACGTACAGGATTTCCAATTGTTGATGCGGCGATGCATGAAATTAAAAATAGCAATTTTATGCATAATCGCGGCCGCCTTATAGCCGCCTCTTTCCTTACAAAAGATTTACTTATTTATTGGCGGCATGGTGAAAAGTATTTTTCTAAACAATTAATTGATTATGATCCTGCTATAAATAATTTGAATTGGCAAACAGTATTAGGATGCGGCCCATTTGCACTTAAATGGTTTAGGATTATGAATCCATGGCGTCAAAGTGAAAAATATGATCCTGAGGCTAAATATATAAAAAAATGGTTGCCGCAATTAAAAGACATACCGGCAGATCATCTTCACAATTGGTATGAATATTGGCAGAATTATGATCTAAAAAAAATCAAATACTATAAACCAATTTTGGATCACAAGCGGCAAAAAGATGTAATTATTTCTAAATTTAAGAAGGTGATTAAAAGGGCTGCCGATGTCTAATATTTAATATAAAATTAAAAATTAATTATTTTTAATTTATTTTTTTCACAGATTATATATAGACATTTTACATTACTTCAGCCGCATTATTTATTTAATATTATTTTTATAAATTTAATATAAGGCCGAATGGTTAGGCCAGAATATAGTATTTTTCTTAGAAAAAGAGGAAATAGTAAAGGTATCTTTGATGAAAATAAAGCTTCAGCACCGGCCGAACAGTTAAAATCATCCATTAAAAAAACTTCTAGAAATATGAAAAACATTAAATTTGCAAAAGATAAAATTAATTGGGTTTCGGCGACAGCCGGAAGAAATTTCATGCTTAATACACCCATAGATGATGTTTTTAATTTAATGTTCAAGACAGACAGAAAATCTGATTTCACGGCTTCGCCGGGAGATACAAATATTCTTTTTGAACAAGGAAATAAATTTGAAGATATTATTATTTCTTATTTGAAAACAGAATTTTCAAACGAATTTATTTCTATACGACCGGATAATAAATCAAAATTCGATTTATCGGCGGAATTAGATTTTACCTTTGAAAATAATACTAATAAAAAAAGGAAAACGATTAGAATATTCAAACCGGCCGCTGGCAGCCTAACTGAAAAAACATATAACGCAATAAAGGAGAAAAAAGGTATTATTTATAGCGGAGTTCTTATTAATCCTGAAGATAAAACATATGGTATTCCAGACTTAATTTTATCCGGGAAAATTATTAAAAAAATCTTCCCCGAATGGACACAAGCATTTGGGGATGCGGCCGAAATCAAAGATAAACGATACTATATTTTTGATATAAAATACACAACTCTGCAGGTGAAAACAGATAGTATAAGTTTAAGAAATGATAGATCAAATAAAGCATATAAATCTCAAATAATGATTTATAAAGATGCTTTAAAATGGATGCTAGGTGATGAAGATATATTGGGCCGATTCGGTTTCTTACTCGGCCGCTCTATCAAAAGTTCTTCTGAAAAAATTAATGATAACTTTAAGTCACTTTTATCTAAGATAAATCGGCCGCATTTCAACCATAAAAGTCTTCTTAGTACATTCATATCTATCGGAAGAGTAGATCCGGCCGAATTTGAAATTAAAGAAAAATCAGATCGTTCTATTCTTTGGATTAGAAGGATGCGCCGCAATACACCAACATGGGCTAAAACAATTTTATCTTTATTGAATAAAACAAATAGTGAAAAAGTACAGGAAGAATATTCGCTAGGTTATAGAAAATTACCTGCGCCGGAATTATACCCTAATATGTCTTCAATATATAGAACGGGCCCATGGATTAAAGAAAAGAAAGAATTAGCAACTTTACTTGGAGAAATTACGATGATTTGGAGACTAAATTATAACGGCAGAGTTAAAGCACATGAGAAGGGTATATATTCATGGAGAAACCGCCGCTTTGAAACAGATATTCTTCCAGAAATTGGAGCGAGAAAAGATCAATACTTTTCTATACAAAGAATGATGATAACTTCATCTCACACCAAAGATGTAAAGGCGGCCGGTAATGCAGAAAAACAGAACATTAAATATGATAAAAATTTTCTTTCAGACGAAAATAAAAAAATTTTATCTATGGATAATACGATTGATTTATTCGTAGATTTTGAAGGAATAAATACATCATTTCTTCCATTTGAAGAACAAGACAAAATAGATGAAGATAAATTGGGAAAAAATCTCATAACGATGATTGGAGTTTTAGATAATAAAGGAACTTATAAATGTTTTACAGCGGACAAAATAGATAGGGCGGCCGAATTGACAACACTCCGTAATTTTCATGAATATATTATGAAAATTAGTATGAATAATGATGACTGTCTAGCGACTGTCTCCCGCTCCACAGGAGATGATAATAATGATAATAAAAATAATAAAAAAATTCGATTATGGCATTGGTCTGCGGCCGAACCTACGTCATGGCGGCGCTATTCAAACTTTTATCCTGAATTATCTTTTTCTGATAAAATTTTATGGACAGATCTTCACAAAATTTTTATAGATGAAAAAATAGTTATACAGAATGTTTTTGGTTTTGGATTAAAAGAAGTTACTTCGGGTCTTATTGCGGCCGGCCGCATTGATAAAAAATTTGGATATGATAATTCCAAAATCGTTTCAGATGGAATCGGCGCCATGTTTACATCAATCAAATATTATAAAAATAATGATCAAGAAATTCTTAAGGAAATCATTGAATATAATAAAATAGATTGTGTAATACTTCGTGAGATTTTATCATTTCTCCGGAATTAATCAAATTAAAGAATTTTATTTTTTCCAAATATTAATAATGGAACATATTGATACTGACGAAGAATCATCCTCAGAGGAAGAAATCAAATTCTCTAAAAAAAATAAGAAGAAAATTGAAGAAAGTGAAGAAAGTGAAGAAAGTGATGAAAGTGAAAAAAGTGATAAAGAAATTAAAGAAGAATTTGAGGGAAAAGAGAAAGATAATAAGAATAAAGTTAAAGATAAAATCGGCCGCACTATCAAAAATATTCTTCCAGTTTTAGCATTTTTAGGAAATCAAAAATATAATAAAGATGATACTTCTAGGGAAAACTCGCCGCCGGTTTCATCCAACTCTCTTACAAATATTATTAATCATTCTCTAAGAAATGAGATTGTTTTTACAGCGGCGAAAAATAAAAAAAGAAAGGAAATATTAGATTCCGCCCTTGACGAAATAGAGAGGGTTGATATTTCTCTTGATAAAATTCTTGATGCGAATTTACAATTACCTGAACTCTGCCGCGCTATCGAACTTTACACAATTTACAATGAAATAACAGAAATATGTAATGCAAAAATAAATATTAGGAACCAAATTAATGATTTATTGAAGGAGAGTGGACATAGCGGCGAAAAAATAGATAAAAATATCTTCCCGACAACGGCCGCTGGTATCCGCCGCTCGATAGATAATTTAGATACAACAGATATAATTAAAGATAGAATCAGAGAAATTCATAAACGTATGCTTATTTATAATCCCGGCGATACTTCTCATGCTAGTTTTAAGGAAAAATTATCTTGGTGTCTTCAGCTTCCATGGAGAAAAAAAGAAGTGTTTTTTGTTGATGATAATATTAAAATTGAATTGAAGATGAAAAAGATTGCTTCAACACTCCAAAAAATTAGAGAAGTTCTTGATGAAGAATTATACGGTATGAGTGAAATAAAAGATGAATTTATCAAAATTTGTAATACGCGGCTGAGGACAATGATCTTCAGTAATGAAAAATCTAAGAATTTAAATAATTTAAATAATTTAAATATAACATCTTCAGCATCTACAGTATCTACAGTATCTACAATATCTTCAGTATCTACAATATCTTCAGTATCTACAGCATCTATAGCATTATGTGGCCCGCCGGGGGTTGGAAAAACTACAATTGCGGCCGCTTTTGCCAAAGCTATAGGTTTACCTTTTGAAAAAATAGCACTTGGCGGGATGGATGATGCATCAATATTCAAAGGAGTACAAGAATCTTGGGTAGGTGCGGCGCCCTCTATTTTATTAAGAGTTTTAGCCAGATCAAAAGTTAATAATCCAGTAATTCTCTTCGATGAGATAGATAAAATTTCTCTTGAAGGTCATAGGGGGCAAGAGGTTCAAGCATCACTTCTTCATATAACAGATCCGGGTCAAAATCATTCTTTTAGAGACAATTTTTTATCTGAATTTGAGCATGATCTTTCAAATATTTTCTTTATTTTTGCTATGAATGATGAGTCAAAAATTGATAGTGTATTGAAAAATAGACTTGATATTATTCATGTAAAAGAGTATAATCGTACTGAAAAAATAGGGATGATTAAGGAAAAATTATGGTCGAAATTTATAGAAAAAAATATAGGTTATACACATGAAACATATGTAAATACATCGAAAAAATCTAAAAAAAATGATAATAAAAATTTAAAATTAACTCTAAATCAATTAGTAACTCCTGAAAATGATGATGTTTATAGTGAAATTTTGAATCTTTCTGATAATTCTAACTGTCCATCTTCGATAAGATCTATAGAATTTATATTGAAAAGATACATGTCACATCTCGCTCTAGAATTAACAATGAAGCGGGCGACATTACCATATGTAGTAAAATGCGGCGAAATCACAGCAATATCAAAAAAGTTAACAAGTATTAGTTCAGATCGGCCGCCCCAATCAATGTATATTTAGTAGATATTTAGTAGAAAAATAAATCAATAAACATTCTTTTTTGAATATCTTCTATATAGATTATTTCAATATATAATATTAATTGAATGTCATACACAAAAAAAATATTAGATAGAAATAATACAAATTTTCCCTTGAAATTAACACAAGTTCTAAAAGAATTAGTATCATCAAAAGGTACTGATAAAGAAGACATGTCATTTTTGAAATATCACCAAAATCTCGTAAGATATTTTTCTAGTAAAGTTGGATTAACAACGACTATGCCGGGATCAAAAGAAGTAACAACGCCGCGCGGACTTCTCATTTATCATCAGATGGGAACAGGAAAAACTCTGCAAGCTATAGCAATTGCGATGGAATTTATTGAAATGAATATGGAATCGGCCGGAGGTAAACACATTCGGCCGCCGCGTGACATTATCGTTATCCTTGCCAAATCTTTAAGAGAAAATTTCCTCCTATCAATTAAAAAATATATAAATCTACGGGCGAAGCTAAATCCATCATATTTCTTGGCAAATCTTTCAGAAGAAGATCGGGCCGCATGGATCGAAAGGAATTTTCATTTTGTAACTCTTCTCGCTTCAAATATGATAAAACAAATTGGAGATATTGCCCAAAAAAAAGCAGATATTGATATTGAACTAGAGGAAAAAATTCAAAAGATTGTTGACAGTGGATCACTTGATGGCAAAGTTTTAATAATCGATGAAGTTCAGAATCTTTTCAGAGCGATAACAAACGGCTCAAAAGGTGCTACAGCTTTATATAATCTTATAATGGCCGCGGCCGATCTTCGCTTATTTCTTTTATCAGGTACGCCGATTTCTAATAATCCATTTGAAACAGTTGCATGTTTTAATATGCTTGCAGGAAGTATGATTTTCCCCGAAAACTACGGCGATTTTAAAAAATATTTTATTGATTCTAAAAAGAATATTATTAATCATAAAAATGTGTTTCAAAATAGAATAACGGGACTTGTATCATATGTAGGTAGTAAATCTATAAAAAATCAAGATGAATCATTAGAATTCCCCGAAGAAAAAGAAACAAAAGTTTTATATATTCCGATGACACGGCGGCAATATTCTTATTATATTTTCGCCCGCGATAAAGAAAAAGCTGAAGGTACTTTTCAGTTTAAAAAAGAAGCGGCCGCCGCTATGACAAAGCCTAAATCACTCAAAAGTAGTACGTATCGTCAAAGATCGCGGCAGGTTGGCAACTACTGCCCACCTGATAAATACGCTCTCATGAAATATTCAGAAATTAATATTGATAATATTTCGGCAGAAGAAACATCATCGCCGAAATTTGAAAAAGTTTATTCTTTAATAACAACAACTCATAAAAATCAGCTTTGTATATGTTATTCTCAATTTGCAGGAATCGGCGGCCTTGCAACTCTTATGAAATTTTTAGTAAGTAAAGGCTGTATAATTCACCATCTCTTAAAAAATATTTCCAATCTTAATTCATTGCTGCGAAAAGATGATAATATAATTGATGAACAAAATAATCCTGATAGAATGGGAGAAGAAACAATTTTAAAATCAGGAGAGAATACTAGCGGCGGATCTTCCACTCCAAAAAAAATATCTCTATATTTTGATAGAGAAGTTGATACTGCGGCAGAAAACGAAGCAATAAAAGAAATAGAATTAGAAATGTCTAAAATTATTGATTCTTCGACTTTAGACGAGAAGAAAGAAAATAAAGCGGCTAAAATTTTAAAAGAAATTAGTACTTCCATGATAAATAACGGCAAGATTTCGATTAAAGCGCGGCTCATTTTAGAACTAAAAAATGAGCCGATAGAAGTAAAAAAAGTGGGGTCGGCCGCCGATAAAAACATGGTATTACCATCGAAGATATTATCTGGGCAGAGCCTGATAATAGCTATAATTTCTGGTGAAGTTCCTGTAGAAATAAGATCAAAAATCATTGAAGAATTTAACTCGCCGGAGAATATAGACGGATCTAAAATATCTCTTTTGTTAATTACAAGAACGGGGGCCGAAGGTTTAGATTTAAAAAGAGTGAGAGGTATATTTATATTAGAGCCGCCGTGGACATATTCTCTCATTTCTCAAATTAAAGCTCGTGGTGTTAGATTCGGCTCACATATTGATTTGCCGCCCGAAGACAGAAATGTTCAAACATATATTTTTGTTAGTACGAAACCTGATACGGATCCGGCCGAAGAGATATTGAAAAAAGCAATTATAGGAGATAGAATATTACATCCAGATGAATTAGATGCAAGTTTATTTTCGGCCGAAAGTGATATTCAAGCAAAAGTGAGCAACAAAATGATATCGGCGGCGGCTTCATCAGCGGCCGGAACTGAAGAATTATTGACGACAGATATGCATTTATACTACGAAGCATTAAGAGATCGGGCAATGATAGATTCATTTTTAGATGCTATCAAAGAATCAAGTATTGAATGTGAAATTTTAGGGCATGTTAAAGAACTTGGACTTTCTTGCCGGCAATGTTCACCAACAAATATGCCGCTCTTTACAAATAATATTGAAAGAGATTGTGTATCTCCAGATCCATGTTCACTTTTACAAGAAACTTCAGTGAAGGCGCGGCAGATTGAATATAACGGTCGCAAAATATATTACGTGCCGGATCTTAAATCTTTATATGGATACTCATTTTTTGAACATTCGGCGACAATTGGGAAGTTTATTCCGGCAAATGTTGCCGGAATTATCGATGAACTTTTAGATATTATTGAAGGAAAAAAATAAAAATAATAAAATAAATTAAAAATTGGGGCGAAAATGAAAATTTAAAAGGTTGTTGAAACTGAAAAATGTTGGGATTTTGAATTGATTGTAGTCATTGCCGGAAATTAGAGTAATACGGTTCCCGCCGTTGTACTCCTTATATTCTTTCTTCTTTTTTTGCAAATATGAAATTCTTTTTGCATGAGCATCATCAATTTTTTCGTAAAAATTCGTAGCAATTGTTGTTCTTAAATCAATGATTTTTTCAATAATATTAACTGAAGAACTAACGAATTCTGTGTTAATAGTGGGCTGCATGTTTCCGGCAGCTTCTAATTCTTTTTCTAAATTTTTCATTTGGCATGAAATTTTTCGAAATTCCTTAAGATGATCAATGCACCATACCAAATTATGTTTGGGATTGTAAACAACATTAATTGCATTGTGACGGCAATTGCTATGTTGACATTTTTTGATTACTGAAGGCTGGCTAGAGCTGGATCCTTCTTCAATAATTTCTCCTTCTTCTTTGATTAAAGAAGAATTCATTTTCATTGAAATATTTCCACTAAAACTAAAACTAACGTCTTTTCCTACCCCAACAGTAGAAAATGATGGATCGACGTTAATTTTAATAGAAGAAATGAGGCGCTGTTTTTCTTCTTCTTGTTTTCGGCCGCTATGAACATCAATTTTAACTCTGAAAGAGCCATATTGATCCAAGAACGGCAAAGGATTGTAAATTCTTTTTTCTTTCAATTCTTTTGGCATTTTTTTGGTATAAAATTAATAAAAAATTGGTTGAAAAAGTAGTTTTTAATTAAGAAAAAATTCAAATCAATTGGTGTTACAACCTGCAAAAAATATTGATATTATCAATATTTATTATCAATATTTCATCGATTTTATCATTTATTTAGACATAAATATTGAGAAATTCGCAGCTTGAGCAGATACCATTTTACTATTTTTTCAGCATTTTTTTCAACGAATTTCATACATAAATCATGTACGTTATAGCACCGAAGTTTAAAATTTTCATAGCATTTTTTACATGTTAAAACTTGATAAAATATATCATTATTTTCATTAATTTCATTAATTTCCTTTAAAATTTCATCAGATTTTTTCCCTGATTTTTTGCTATTTTTTTTAATATATAAGGCGAGAATTTCGCCGCTTGTTTCCATTTTTTCCTCACAAAGCATACAATGACATCCTTTTTTTACAACGGCAGAATCCTTAGGGATATCAAAAGTAAAGTCAAATTTTTGTTCAAAATGTTGTGTCATTTCAAGTTTTTTTATTTAAAATATGTTGATTCAATCTGTTTTATTTAATAATATATCCATCCTTCCATCACTAAAAATTGGATAAAAATCTCCAATTTGATCCGGACCCCACGGTCTTGGGGATGGTTCTTCTCGCGGTGGTCTTCCGAATATAGAAAATTGTTCATCCTCATCTGTCATGGAATGAAGATATGATATATTGAGACCTCCTGATGGCTGAAGTTCGCCTGGAATTAAATTTAATTTAATTCCATTTTCTTTGGACATTTAAAATAGATAAATATATATTAAATATATAAGTTATATTTATATGGAAAATCGGCCGCGATTAATCATCACAGTTCCACATTCTAAAGTCGATCCAAATAAAAAAATAAGACATTATGATTTAAGAGCGGCGGCAGCGGCCGAAGCATTGAAAAAGGCGGCCGAGAAGCTCCATCCTAATCTAGAAATTATTATTCTTTTAAGTGATACAATAAGAGAAAAATGCGATCTTAATAGAGATAATTGTTTAATGCGGCCGTGGCGCCAAAATCTGAACAAAATTATACGTTCAATTGATTATCATATCGATTGTCACTCGTATCCAAATACAATGGAATCCTTTTTAATGGTAGGCGTTAGAAACGCCTTAAACCAGCCAAAGGCTGGCGTTAGAACAAAAAAAATAGAAGAAGAAATGGCTGCACTAACGCCGCCGCCTTTAATTTTTATATTTAATAAGGATAATAATTTTGCTAGAGAATACGGGAGCGAATTTGCCGCTGCGGCCGGTGCTGTAATAGTGCCGCCAGATGATGATGAAATTATAGTATCTATACTACGACAGAGTAAAGCAAATAGAAAAGTGTTAATAGAATTCAATGAAAAATATGATGTTTTGTCTGATGAAAAATTAGATGAAATGGCGGCGAAAATAATAAAATATTTTATAAGAGATGATACTAGCTTTGATCGGCCGAAAACTGGTATCACACATTTGGTGGGAGAAGAAGAGAAGAAAAAAATCGGCCGCGGGAATGAACTTATAATGCCAGTAATAGATGAAACTCTAACAATTATTATTTTCGCCGGGGTAATAATCACAATTTTACTTATTATAATTTTATTTTTACGAGATAAAAATGGTAAAATTTTTGGCATACATATTCCAGAAAAAGTAATAGTTGCTTTAGGAATTTTATTTGTACTTATTCCTCCTTAATATTCATTATTACCCCACCATGGTTTAGCTTCATATTCTTCAAGTTCATTTGAATAAAATTTCTTAAAATAATTTGAATTTTTTGAAGCCCATCCATCTTGTGCCTTTTTATCACGTTGGCCGCGCTGAAGACCAATATGTGCAAGAGACTCATCTCCTTGTCTTTCAGCGTAGACATCTCCTTCGTTATCTTCAGCGGCTGGTGTTGGATAACAATTACTATATCCTAAATTTTCAGCATAACGTACCTGTGGTTGGATATAAGGTATCGGAGAACTTTTAATTCCGGCCGAATTGTAACCTTGATATCCGAATGAAGCCATATCATTCTCTTTTATTTCCAAAAATGGAGCATCTTTATGTGAAGTATTTCCATAAGTAGTAACATTTCTATCTCTCCATTCGCCACTGTACTTCCAAGGATCAGTTCCTCCTCTCGTTCCTAATGGTATAGTAGGAGTAGGAATAAAATTATTTTCTCCGTTATTAAATGTTTCAGTTACTTTTTCTTCTGTTTGTGAATGAGGAGTTATAATTTTCATTTCTCCAATTTCTTCACTTTTAAGGCTAACTTCCGGCATACCAGGGCCGATATCATATGATGGATCTATTGTTTCTCCTGGTATATTATCTACTGTAATTTTACTACTATCTTTAGTTTCTTCTTCCATATTTTTTTTTAACAAATTAAGAGATTTAGATCCGGCCGCCTTGTAAATAATAATCAAAAGTAAAATAATTAATAAAACTATTAAGATCTTCTTCATTGTAATATATATACTATTATTTTTATAATTGATTTTATATTCTATTATTCATCGGAACTAGATGAAGATGAAATATCATTTTTATCTTTATTAATATTTTTATCTTCTTTTTTTGTTTCGTCAGTTATAGGAACAGTCGGCCCAGAGGGAATTTCATCTTCATCATCTGCTGCCGCATCTTCCTCTTGTTGTACATCGCCGCTCTTACCCAAATTATTATATTTATCTAATTTAGATAGATGTACATTTGCCTGCTCAAATAAGAAATTTAATTTATCGTTATTTTTTCCTTGTTTTTGAGCAAGGCTTCTGTAATGATTGATGATTTTTCTAAATTGCATAGTAAGTTCAACATCGGCCGGGGTTTCCTTCGCAATATCAAGGATAAAATTTTCCATAATAATTGAAGATGATTTTGTTGCAAGAAAGTCTTTATAATACACGCCGAAATTGTTTTTTAACATCTTAACTGATTTTAAAATTCTATTAAAAGCTTTATCACATCGCGGCACTTGTTTTCTTACCTCCTTAATACTGCTAGAAATTACATTAACAAATTCATCAATATCGATATCTGGTTCACTATAAACCTTATATAATTCATATGTAATAAGATATACTTTGTTAAGAAATAGGAGGAGAAAGCGGCGGATTTGCTCCATTTGTTTAATTTGTTTTTGATTTTTATCATCAAAAGAAGCATTAATATCATCAGAGTATTTATTATTAGAATATTCATCCGGCGAGAGCATAGAAAAAATCATTTTTAAATTTAAACTAGTAAATGAAAAGGGTATGAATTCTACACCTGGCATATCATAGATAAATTTATCTGATAAATTATTAACTTCACTCAATGATTTTTTAAACGGCGCAAGTTCATTACAAATAGTAAGGTAAGTATCAATGATCGGCGATTCTTTCATCATATCATATTTTTTTTCAAATTTATCTCTCACTTCCTGTGGAACTAAGTTTAAATCTACAATAGATTTATTAATATCAATAATTACATCCTTTGAATAAATATCGTCTACTTCAGTTTCGGCCGATTTTACAAATTGTTGAATTTCAATTCTAGCTTTTTCAATATCTTCTTTGATTGTGGCGGCCATCTCAATATCATCTTTTTGTGCAAATAAAACGGAAGTTGAGAGGAGCCTAAAAAGTGAATTAAGTTTAGTAATTATTTCATGAATTTTCATAAATTTAGGAAAGGTAATATTAATATTTACCGGCCCCTCTCCCAGCATCTGTCCTAACATTTCAGAAAGACCTTTATCTTTTAGGATTTTCTTTCTATAAGCTACTTTAGTTTTTAACATATGTCTCCTACGTTAACTTTTTAAAAATATATTATACATTACATCAACTCTTTAATTGGTATAAAACGCGGCCGAAATGATAAAAAAATGAACATGACTTTTTATCATTTTCACCAAGATAAATAGACTAATTTTGTAAAAATATCATCTTTTTTACAAAAAATATAGTAATATTTTATGATTTTTCTACAACAATAAATGTCCCGTAGGGGCCCCTACTGGGCTGCCAGACTATTATGATTTTCGCCGCTTTAAACCTTCCCCGTTTTTTCTAGCTTAAGAAATTTTGCGTAAGTAACAATAAGCACAGAAATTTTTGCATATAATTCTGCTTTTTCTTCCTTAGTAGAAGAAGAAAAAGCGTTTAATGAAGTACTTAAAATGTGAGCAACGAGTTCGCCGTATGTTGACTCTTTCGCCGATTTTAATTCTTCAATATTTTCAGCAAGTTTTTTTACATCGGCGCCAGCCTTAATTTTATCTAAGAGACCTCGATATTTAAACATTAGAGATCCAGCCTCAATTACAAGAATTAATTCGTCCGTACTAATCGCTAATAATATTAAACTTTTTACACGTTCTATTTCAACATCGGCCGGGTATTTAGCTTGAAGTTTATTGATCAAATCTAAAATTTCTCTATTGAATTCTTTAGAAATTTTGATTTTGTTATTGAGAAAGGCTTCTTCATTCATCGTATTTTATATAATATTACAATTATGATTCGCTATAAATTAAAATTTATGATGATGGCAATATCATTTTTATTAATCAAGAGGAGTATCTAAAAGTATACTTTTCATATCAAAATCATCATTGTTATCATGATAAGTTTCATTTTTATCCAATAATTGCTCATCAATTTTATCCATACTTGGAAATTTTATATTATCATCTTCATTTAAATCATCTTCAGCAGAAAGACCCCGAGCTTGGGGAATACTAAACGGCGCATTGTTACCTATTGTTGATTTCCCGCCGAAGTTAGGAGATGAAGATGACATCGCAGATGCAAATGAAGTTTGCATCATATTATTCAAAGAATTACTTGGTTTCCTATTAGAAGGCATAGATTTAATCCTTTTCTCTTGCATTGCAGTCATTTTTTCTTGATGCTTGCGGCCGAAATCATCTTCGCCGATTCCAACATCATCATCAATTTTTCCTAATCCTCCTTCGGCCATTATCTGTCTATCTTGATAATCAGAATATGGATCAGAGCCAGAATTGAAAGAAGAAATTCTGCCGCCCGATCTAATTGAAATTCCGTTATTTCTGCCGTTTCTATTTACATTACTAGAATAATTTGGTAAAATTTCTGATAAATCAAGGTTTCCATTTCCACCATGATCCATAATTTTGCTAAATGTAGTATCTCTACCAACTCTCATTAATTCTGCCCGTTTCATATGTCCTAAAAGATATTTTTTTATAGATTCAAAATTTGTTAGCGGAGAATCTTTAAGACCCGGCTCACACGGTATAAACGTTGGAAATATTTCAAAACCATTACGTCGCAATGTATCTACCATATCTTGATCAAGACTCGCCGCCCTTATCAATATTACTTTGATGAAAAGTCCGGCCATTTTTATATTGGTAATATTGAAATTGATAAAGCGTAGTATTCTTAATGTTTCTATACTGTTATCCTTAACTAATAAGAGACATTCCATTCGTCCTTTTTTAGACATTTTGCCTTTTGTCCTCTATAATTTAAAATTGAAAATATATTAATTATGCTATATATTCTTTAGACAAAAATAGATAATGTTTGTTAAAAGTATCAAGGTTGAAAAAAAGAAATTTAATTTAAGTAAATTGAGCGGCGAAACTCAAAAATTATTGCCCGATATTGATGTTTGTACACCAAATTATGTTGAAATTACATTAGATTCCATGCATATTGGAATAGCAAATGGACTCCGCCGCGTTATCTCTGATGAAGTTCCTGTTAAAGCTATGAATGTTACATTACCGAATATTAATACAAATGATGTGTTTATTGTTAAGGATTTTGTTCAATCTAGATTGAGACAAATTCCTCTTTTGCAAAATGTGCCGCCTGAACTAAAGCTGCAACTTGAAATTTCAAACACTACACCCGGAATTATTGAAGTAACAGCGGCTGATTTAACAGTTAAATCATCAAGTGGGAACGTCAAAATCTCCCGGCCGGGAGACATTATGTATGACACATTTGTTTTAACTGAACTAAATCCAGAAAGATTTATTAGCATCAAAGATATCTTTATTGATGTCGGCTATAACTGGCAATATGGAGGCTATAAAATAGCGACTAATGTTGCATTAGTGCCGCTAGATCAACAGCCTTTTGATCCATATGAAAATAATATCAATGATAAAAGTATTAAGGCGGCCCTCGCCGATCCCAGAAAACATCGACTCACTTTTCATACAACTGGTAATATTGATATCAAAGAGTTATTAATTTTAGCATGTGAAGAAATAATTATTCGCCTCGAAAGATTTATTAAAGAAGTACAAAATAATTTCCATACAGTTGAATCTCCCGTCTTCGACGTGATAACAACTTCTAAAGAAGAAAATAAGAATAAAAAAGATTATAGAAAACTCGGATATATCAAAATTGAAAATGAAAATGATACCATCGGCGAGATGATTAAACGTACAGTTAATGATTTATTTTCAGATATAAAAATTATAACTGGAATTACTGATCCTGTCGTACACAGCCTAAAAATTCAGATAGAAGCGGCGAATGTTAGTTCAGACGGATCTGAAGAATTAAAAATCGCCGCGAGTGAATGTATTAAACAATTCAAAAAAATAAAAGATGAGTTTAAAGCGGCGAAAATCACATAATATAATTCATTCATTTTATATTTTTTTTGGTATGGGGGATAGGTATACCTATCCCGGGGTATATGAAAAATGGTCTTTTTTCTTATAACTTTTTGTAAAAATCAATGATTTTTCATGAAAATAACATGTCTTTACCTTGATGTTTAAGATTGCGGCCGAGGTTCAAATGCTCAAAATGATTGAATAAAGGTATGAATCGGCCGTTTTAATCATTTGAAGAGATGTGCCGATCTTCATAAATTTTTGTCTATAATTTTTATGAGTCATTTTAATATTCAATTAATTATTTTTTATTTTATTTTTTCCACAGATTATATATACTCATTATACATCATTTCCGCCGCTTTGATTCCCCGGGATAGGTATACCTATCCCAGATTTTTGAAAACACCTCCTTTTTTCTTATATCTTTTTGTGAAAATCAATGGTTTTTCACAAAAAATAACATATCTTTACCTAAGAGTTTAAAGATGCAGCCGGCCGCAAGTCATCAATTTGCGGCCAAAATATAGTAAAACGTTTAAATTAAGCGTTAGAGGATTTTCGCCGCCGACCAAAAAAATAATTTAAAATTTTATTATCAATCAACTTAATCATATTTTTCTTTTCCAAAATCTTCGTAAAACCAATTCGTTTCTCGGCCGAATTTTATTACTTTCTCTAATTCATTCAATTCATCCAACCAAATTTGAGCACCAATAAATTTACCAATTTTAGCTTTTGCCTCAATATTTTTTAATTGTTCTTCACTCTCTTTTAATTTATTTTCAAGCATCAATACAGACTTTTTTAAACGATTCATATCAGTTGTTGATAAGAGATATTTATAATTCCAGTTGCTATCATATTCCCCATTCGATAATAAACTATCATCGTCTCCTGTGGAAGATATATTTACTTCTTCGTCATTGATAGGTGATAATTCATCACTTTCAGTGATCGCCGCAATAATAACTTTCTTACCCTCTAAAATTACAGGGATGAGATCTTCAGTTTTAATATTACTATAATCATTATATCTGGCTCTATTTATCTTTTGAAACATATTTTTTTCCAATATTTTTACAGCTTCATCTTCTGTCAATCCACGCATTTTGATAGTTGGAGTTTGGCCGCTTGTCATCTCAATATAACGTAATTTATTTTTAAGAAAAATTATTTGAATTTTTAAAAGGATAATTTGACGATTTACACGCAATTTATATATTTCCCGCCGAAAATCAAACCAATATGAAAATACTTCTTCATATTCTTTAAATTCAATAACTTTACCATCTTCGGCTACCATATTCAAATTACTATTCATTTTTTTCTTCAAACCGAAAAATTCTTCAATTCCATCAAAATATTGATTCCCAGCATCACTCAATTCTTCGATAAGTGCCGGACTAACATATACTTCAATATCTACTTTATTATCTGGAGATTTATTAATAATTTCGCCGATTGGTTGCTGAGTCTTTGCTCCATATTTATTTTTAATTTTTTCAGCTTTCTTCTCTAAATTATCTTTATAGATAGACGTCCAAACTCTTAGAGGTAATTCAGTAATTTTAATAACTCCTTCTGATTTATCATAAATATATTGACCGCAAGTATACACTCCGGTTGGAGTGTATCTTATTTCTCCTGTCCAGCCGTTTGTATCCGGCGGCAAATGATTAATTTCACGTTCTGAAAGTAGTGGATTATAATTGATAATTTGGCGCTTCACTTCTTCGATAACATTTATTGCATCTCGCGCCCAAACTGCAATCTTCCAACCATCGGCCGGAATCTCCATAGATTCAAGAATCGCCATTGGAATAGTTGGAACATAAAATCTTGGCTCAACTTTCAACCCATCTGAAATCATATATTCTAATAAATCGTTATCTTCCGGCGGATATATAAGATTTACTAAACGGGTATTAAGTTTTACCTTAAGATATCTTGATTGACCAGCATCGCCGCCCCCTAAATCTCTTGATCCCATACCTGCGTCAGATACGGCAACTAATGGTGGTAACTGGCGGCCGCCTACATAATACGCAGCTTTCGCCGGAATTGAATCAATTAAACATTGTTCTCCATAAAGATAATCAGTAATAGAGCAAATTTTTGCTCCAACTTGCGCGACTTTCACCTCTTTATTACATTTACCTAATATTTTTATAGCACCAAAAAGGATCTTGCGGCCGGATTCATTCATTCCATCTATACAGCTCGGTAATTTTTGAATAATGTTTGTTAATTTATGAGCTTTAGCTTCAAAACGAGCATGATCATCAACTACGATAACCTTTTTAGATCTTTGTTCTGTAAGAATTTCTTCTCCGGCCGATTCATATGGCACCTTTAGAATTTCTTTTCGAAGATCAGCATTAGCACCGAAATATTCTTCGTAAATTCGGCCGCTGTCAACAGTCATTACATATTTCATAATATTTTCATTGAATTTATTAAACATATGTTTAACATCAACTTTTTTAGTTCCGGCCAATCCTTTGTAATAATGAATTTCATATTTCTTTATTGCATCAGCGCCGGCAGCTTTTACCCAATTATTATATTCAAAATCTGAATAAAATTCTTTAATAGTAAGTGACGAATTTTTATTTTTTGGGATAGCGCGGCGGACCGGTGTGATAAACCGCCGCACGTAACCCTGTTGTATTAAATTCGGCCAAAAGCGTAAAAACATATTAATGATGAGTGAAAATATAAATCCAACTCCTGCGTGATCTTGATCTACGCAACCAACTATAAATCCGTATTTTAATTTAGACATTTCAGTTTTATAGTTCGGACTTTTTGGATCATATTTGTACTTTATATCCAGACCTGTCACACTTTTGAAAGCGTTGAAAAATTTATTATTTTGTAATTTTGTTGTGAAGTCAAAAAGATGAGTTTCTTCATCAATAATATTAGATTCTTTTCTAACATTTATAATAACTCCGCGAAGAGTAAGAATGCCGAAAAAGTCAAAACTTAAATCTTTATTTGATGGAATACCTAATCGAACGAACGCGCGGGCAGAATCACCTTCAGGCAAAAATAAACCGCATAAATGTTTCTTGGAAGGATGGCCGGCGAAACGTGCCTTATCATACTTTTCAATTCTAATAATTGAATTTCCATTCGAATTAATATTTTTCATCACACTCATTGTATTTTTTAGATTGTTAATGAGAGCCGTATGAAATAATTCAACTATAACTTCTAATTTTTGTTGAGATATTTTGTAATGTTGTAAATTCGCCGCAGTAACTGTTGCTTCATCTTTACGTTGGCCTTTCCAACCTACTGATGGAATTATAGCATTAATGCGGAGAATCAATGATTCTGTCACCATACTTTTTTTGAAAACAATATCATTTGATTGTAATATAGTTGTTGTTTTCGCCGCGACTGCATCAACGATTTGTTTAATGATAAAATCGAAATGTTTGCCGACTTTAACAACTACCCCATTAATATTGCTGATACAGATCGGCCCCTTTAATGTTGGTATTTTTTTGCTTGAATTTCCCTTTTTAGAAGATGTCTCTTCTACAATTTCCGAAGATCCTCGATATGTAATAACGCCAATTTCTATGTCCCACAAAGGATGTTTTTTAGTATTCGGCCCAATTATATCATTAATCGCCGAACATTCAAAAACATTTTGGTTTTCTGAAAGACAATCGACGTATGAACTCAGCGGCAGGAGTAATGATTCACTGCTAAATTCTATATCATTATAAATGATTATCGGACAAATAATTTTATTTTTAATGGTCTTCAATCCGTCCAATGCTTTATTATAATTGATATTTTTGCAAGCGATATTCGAACAAAAATGTAGATAATCGGCCGCAAGTTGACATCTATATTGGAATAATTTGTTTAAATCTTCATAAATTTCTTTGAAATTTATCTTATAAAGATTAGTATAATCCGGCCAAAATTTGATTGAAACTTTACCCCTAAAATTCTTACTCGTATTTTTCTTTGTAATAATTTTGGGATTCGTACATTTTTCTAATGTGTTCCATGTTTGATCATATATAACTATATTATTTGTTTGTGAATTCAACCATTCAACATGAAGATCAAATTGCTTTGATAGTGCATTTGCAATCTTAATTCCAACTCCATTTGTGCCGCCTGTAGGACTATCGGAATCTTTATTAATATTTGATCCTGTCATTAATTTTCCAAAAATCATTTGAGGAATGTAACAATCCATATCTGGATGTTTAAGACATTCGATACCCGCGCCGTCATTTTCAAAGAAAAATGAACCGTCTGTTTTATCAAAAATAATTTTGATATATGTGACTGACATTAGGCCTCTCGCTTGTTTAATAAAATGATCGATAGTGTTTACTAATGCTTCATCGAAACATTTATAAAGTGAGTCTGGGTATTTAATGATTTTTCTTTCTAAAGCAATTTCATTTTTAGATAAATTAGTCATATCCAATAAAAATTCTTTGTCTTCCGTGAGAGAATGACTACCTCCCCACATATCTTTTAGGCGAACATGTTCAGTTTCACTTACCTTAGGATATTTTATACGAATTTCAGAATCAGTTAAAGGAGAAATAGAAGATGATTTCACAGACATTTTGTTATCCGTAAATATTTCTTTTCTTTAAATATAAAATCAATTTTTGATAGAGCGGTCGATGTCTCAATTTGAAAATTTATCTATGAGAAAAATTTATCATGAAGGAAAAGAGAGTATTTATGGTATAACTCCGAGGGAAAAAGGAGAAAGTTATTATAATTTAACGCCATGGGAAGAAGAAGGAGAAAGTTTTTATGGTAAAACTCCAAGGGAAGCAAGTGAAAGTTCTTATAGTTCATATAGCTCAACTCCACAAAGTAAAATTTACTCAACTAATAATCCGTATCAATCTTTCTCTGAATTTAGAAGAGAAAGAACGACCGTTTCTCCTTCATCTGGTGTGTTAGCATCGAAAATGCAAGTTCCGCCGGAGCGAGAATCTGAACAACATTATATTCAATTAAAAGAGTTAAATTTACCAATAAGTTTAGATTTCACATCAAATGAGAAAGTTATATTAAATAATTTCCAAAGAATAATTCTTTCATCAATTAAATTTTTAGAAGAACATGATAAAGAAAATTCGACACAAACGATTAATAATATGTTACTTGATATTATATTAAATCTCGGCGAACTTAGACATTCCACATATTTTTTAAATAAAATAGAACATAATTTGGGGCAAGAAGCAAAATTATGTTATGAATCTATATTAAATTTATCAAAAAAAGAATTAAAAAATGAGGGAAGCTTAAGTGAAGCTTTATCAGAGATGACATGTTTTAAATAGAAAAAATTTCTGTTTGACTATAAAAATAATGCTGAAATAATGATTGATGTTTTAAAAAAAATGAATGAATATTTAACAGCGGCTGGTTTTAAAGAATATACATTTTCTAATGGTAATAAATTCAGTAAATTTATAAATAGAAATGAAACGTTTATTGTGTTTATAATTGTCGCGAGTATTGTTATTATGATCGCATTATTAATAATTCTTATCGTATTTTATTTCACAGGTGTTATAGGAAATAAAAATAGAAAAAGGTAAGATGTATAATAATCGCGGCCGAATTGGGAGTGTCTGTGAAACAATGGTTTGCCATTACTCCATCGCAAACCTACGTTAAAAAATTGTCCTATATGTTCGCAGATCCAGCGTCGGTTATTGATGCTCATTCTTTTGGTAAAAAATCTTATTAATCCCCAAAAACGAAATTATTAGAAGAGAATCTTATTGTAAAAAATAAGACAGCTCTTTTTTTTCTTTTTTTAAATTGAAAACTATTTTTTTATAATATAATATTGTCATTATACAAATGGAACGAGAAAGAAAACAGTTTATAACCTATTCAAATTTAGCCGAATTTTTAAAATATCGCCGCATTGTATCTGATTATGTATTCTTAGATCAAAAGGAATTCACGAAGGAAATTAATATAAGTAAATATATCATTATAAACGGAACAACCATTAATGAAAGAAGCAAATATATGAAAAATAATAAAGGAGTGGAAGAACATATTCTTATAGTTTTCGTTGGGGCAGGTAGTTTACATGCGGCCAAATTGAATGAATTTAATAAATTGTTTAAAGTTGTACAAAAACAAATTGATGAGGAAAGGTATTATAACATAATTTTTATTACGGCCGATGATGTCACATCTAATATTAAAAAATCTGTTTTGGAAGAAAAAAATAAGATGATTCATTTCGAGTTTTATAATTATAATAAATTTGTAATAGTTGTTCCGCAACATGTTCTAGTACCAAAACATGAAATTGTATCAGAAAAAGAATCACAGGAATACATGAATGAATTCTATATTAAAAAAGATATGTTGCCTAGAATTTTATCTATAGATCCGGCCGTGGTTTGGATCGGCGGCCGCGGCGGCGACATCATTAAAATAACGCGTGTGTCAGAAAATGCTGGAATTGCTATTAACTATCGCCTCGTCGTTGAAATTAATACTGTTAATTAATTTAATTAAACATATAATATACAAATATATATATTTTTTGATGGACGATCATTTAAGTGACGAAATAAAATCGCAAAGATACGGCGGGACATCATCGGGCCCAATGTCATATGTCCGCGGCGCACAAGAAAAAATAGTTTCATTTATCAAAAATCATCCATATGTACCTATTATAATCATTGTTATTCTAGTAATTTTTATCATATATATGTATGTGAGCGGCACAACTCCAAAAACGGCCGGATCCTTATTATCAAAGCTGCCGGGATTAACAAATAAGAGTGCTTCTAAAGAAGTCGACGAAGAATTAAATGGCGTAAAAGCTTCGGCTGAACAGAAAAAAGAAATAGAAAATTTGGTTGCGACAATAAAAAAGAAACAGGATGAATAGCGGCTGAAATCATAATTTCGACTATATATATTCTATAGACAAAATAAAAAAATAAATAATTAATTATGTAAAATAAAGGCCTTTATTTTACCTATCTATTTTTTTTAATGGAAATTTCCACTTTTCAAAAAGTCAAGGTTTTTTCTATCCGCGCAGAGGATAAAGTATAAAATTTCATAGAATTTATGTAGAATTAGAGAGGTCGGCCG